ATTTTGAACACAATTATTTCATTCAAGAATAAATGGGGGATTTGCTGATGAATGATATTCAGATGAAACAATTAGAACAGACGTTAACCAGTATGGAAGTTTCGGAAATGGTTGGGAAGAACCACAAAGAATTGATGAGAGATATCAGAAGATATTGTAACCAAATATCAAAAGCAAATGAGGAACTTGAAGGAGAGCGCAAAATTGCGCTGTCCGATTTTTTCAAAGAAAGCACATATAAAAATAGTCAAAACAAAACACAACCTTGCTTTGACATTACAAAGAAAGGATGCGAATTTATCGCCCACAAGCTGACCGGAGTTAAGGGAACGGCTTTCACGGCTCAATACATCAATCGCTTCCACGACATGGAACAGGCTCTGAAAAATCCGCAGGCTGAAATTCCGGAGAAAGACCCGTTTGCACACTGGAGCATCGTAAAAAAGATAGAGAGTGGTAAATGGTTTAATAAAAATAACTGGAAACTCAAAATTATCTGTGACCGGTTCGGATGGACGAGAAAATTTTTATATCACAAAATTCTTGTGGAATTGTCTGACTTACATAACTTAGAACTTGTGGAAAAGTTCTATACAGTCACATATGGGCATAAACCGGAGTACAAGATGGACTTGCTAGACTACAGCAAAGAACTTGCTGGAACAGCAACAAGGTACATTAATTATTTGTTGATTGAAGAGCAAGAAGAATAACTTTAAATTTAGAAATCACTGGCTGATATTTGGCTGGTGGTTTCTTTTTTTGGAGGTAAAATATGTTTGTGATAAATGGTATTGAATGGGAAATAAAATTTGTCCGCGGTGCAAGCAGTAAGCTGATGCGATCTGATGGCTCTATCAGCCTTGCTGTGACAGATTGGAACAACAGGGCTATATATGTTTCAGATAAACCGAAAAATGGCTATTTGCGCAAAATACTGGCTCATGAACTTTGTCATTGTTTTTGCTTTTCCTATAACATTCATATGCCGATTGAGCAGGAAGAGTATCTTGCGGACTGGATCAGCCTGTACGGTACTGATTTGATCTATCTTTTGGATGATCTGATGTCAAACATTGATTGGAGGGCAGCATAGTGGACAAAATAGATGAATTGCTGCGGTATATTCACAGAACAAACCCGGAAATGACAAGGGAAAAGCTGATAAATGAACTAAGCAGAAGTGATTACGCCGCACGTTCTTTGCTTTTCACAAAAGAAGTTGTTTGTCAAGAAGAAAAATGGTAAAATGTTTTTGGGGTGATAGTATTGTACACTGGATGTCATACATCTTTTGATGTTATGAAAGAATATATGATCTATGGAGCGGAGCTTGATGAAAAATATCAGATCCCGATTGTCCCGGCATGCAGCTTGGATTATTTGCCGGGGGACTCCATAGATTTTGGAGAGAGCTTTTCACAAAAGATAAAAGGGCATAGAAAATTAAATGTGAATTTTTATATTGACGATTCAAAGTTTCAAAGACTGTGGAATAACCCGGATAAATACATGGAACACTTGAAGTATTTCCATTCGGTCTGTATGCCGGATTTTAGTATTGCTACAGGCGATTGTGGTATGCCGTTTGCTTTGAATCTATATAACGTGTACCGGAACCATGCGCTTGCACATTATATGCTGCTGAACGGGATCCGTGTTATACCGTCCGTAGGCATCCCGGACAAAGACAATTATGATCTTTGCTTTGCCGGGTACAGTAAGGGTGGTGTGATCGCTGTATGCACAAATGGAAGAGTGCGGGCAAAGGCAGCTCGGATTGAGTTTTGCGAGGGATTCAAAGTAATGACAGACAGGCTGCAACCGCATACAGTGTTGATCGTCGGGAAGATACCGGATGAATTAAGCACCGATGTAAAGATTGTAAATTACAAATCACGCAACCAGAAAGTAAATGAGGAATTTTCGAATGGGAACAAGAACAACAAAATCACAGAAAAAACAGAAACAGACCGAGAGCCAGAGAAAGAGAAGAGAGCGAATTAGTCAAATTTCACAAGTTGTGAAATGACGCATAATAATTTACTGTGCATATTGTCTTTTCACAGTTGAAATCTCATTTTTCAACTTTTGAATTTTTTCTTCTTGGAAAATGGCTCGATTTTGAGATCAGAAATCAGAATTTTCACGCCCCGGCGGTCTGCCGGTGATTCTTCAGATGCTTACTGGATGTATGCCGGTGGAGTGTGCCCGGACAAGATAAACGCAGCATTTACAGGTTCGCGACGTCGTAAAAGCGATTTACAGGCGGTTTTATACCGTGAGTATAAAAAGTACCGCATTGCCTTGTGCAAGCCTTAAAATGGCTTATACGTGTTCACTTAAGCGCATTATATGACTGGGCGCGTATCTTGTCAAGTTGCAATATATCCGGACACTGGAAAAAGCCGGGATGATTCCGGCTTAAAATTCCTCTATTTTCGCAGCATTTTGCTCCCACTCTGGAAGCGTTTTGAAAACTTCCCAAGCATCGTCAAACGTTTCAAAGTCTGTCCCTATTCCATCGTTCCTAAAAAATCCATCGTCTACACTGTAAACACTTCCCCTGCATATGACTTGAAAAACTGTCTGTGCTCCGTTCGGATAAGTCATTTATAAATCCTCCTAAAAAAATAATATTCCCTTACGGGTAGAACCGCCGCCGGCAGTGGTTCCGGCGTGCATCCTCTGCGGCGGTTATTATGCTTTTTTATATCCGTTTTCAGCAGCATATTTTTCAAGCTCTTCCAGTGTTTCAAATGTTGTCACAATTCCGCCGAATCCTTTTGTAATTCGGTCGATTGTATACATGCCACAGTCATACAGGCATGCATAAAAGTTTATTCTGCCTTTTTTTAATAAAAATAATTTTCTCATACTTCAATTTTCCTCCATATTCAAATTTTTGGGTAAAAGCAAGCCGGGGAATCGAACCCCGGTAAACGCCGCCGCTTGCCTAATTTATAAAATTGTGCGAACCTCATTATAATCATCATTTAGCTCTATCAGATTAAATAAATCGTGTTTTTCTCCTAACTCAAAATACTGATTGATAGCATCCTCTTCGCTATCGGCTAAAATTATTTCGAAATTATCGTCTTCGATCTCTGCTCTGTAATACTTCATAAGATTAACCATCCTTTCATTGTGTGCCCTGTCTCATCGGTGTAGGTGGGGCAGTTCCTGCAGACGGTGGGAATCTCCACCGTTTCGACTAATTTTCGCAATGTGTTAAAACAGATATAAAAAAGGCTTCAACTTCAAGCATTCTTGGATTGTCAAAATCAACCTCTTTTTTCCAACGCTCTAATTCTGCCTTTATTTCTTTCTTTGTTCCATACTGATTGCAAGGCATAGATAGGTTTTTGATTTCTCTTTCTGTACCAAAGCAATAATCTCCATAGTATTCATCATGAGCTAATACAAAGCCGCTTTTATTTGCTAATATCTTCATTTTTAACACCTTTCATTTTATATTTTTGCTTGTCTCATCAGTGGCAAGGTTGCAACCCTACACCAGACCGCCGTGCGGGCGGTTTCGACTATGCTATGCAGATTTCAAACACATCGCCTTGGATATGTTCAAAATCGACCTTTTCAAAAATCCCGATGCCGTAAAAGTCGGCTGTAAGTGTTCCAAAGTGGTTATATTCCCAGTTGATGCCGTTTTTTTTCAAATTCCTGAATCGCATTACTGTTTTTATTTCCGGATTCCCAATTAATAAATAATCCTGTTCCTCTCATGTTTACGCCTCCCTCTCAATTTCTACTTTCTCAATTCTTCCGGCTTTCATTTCTTCGATGATCGCCGCCAGTTCGTCAAGGATATTTCCCTCTTCTGGTTGCTGAAAAGTGTAAGTATCATTTATCTTTCCCTCAATTTTAATTTTAACTTTCATGATCGTTCCCTCCTGTTTTTGTGTTCTTTGTTTTCCTGTTGAGATTATAATACACGATAATAGACTAAATAGCAATTGACAAAATACACAATAATAGACGAAATAAAACAATGGTTTGTTGTGCAACATGATGCATGAAAATAGACGTTGACATGATATGAAAAATCTATTATCATATATAAAAAGAAAAGAGGTGTAAAGATGGCTAACTATGGAGATAATGGAAGAATAGACTTTTCTAGGCTGTGGCAGATTATGGATAAGAAGGAACTTAATAAGCAGTGGTTAAAAAATAATGGAATACATTCTAACACTGTGGCAAAATTGACAAAGAATGAAAATGTGACTTGCGAAGTTATATGTAATTTATGCAAACTTTTAAATTGTCAACCAGGGGACATCATGGAATATAAAAGAGGGTGATTGTTTGAAAAAGAATATTGTTTATCCAGAAAATAGAAATGGTGGTATATATGCCATAATAAATAAAGATAATGGAAGAATTTACATTGGAGAAACAGAGAACTTGAGAAAAAGAGCAAAAGCACATGTGAATTTATTAAAAGCTGGAAATCATTACTGTAAAGACCTTCAGGAAGATTATGACAATAATTTTAAAATTGAAATTATTGAATTATTAGAAATTCCCGGGCAATGTAAAAGTGAAGAAAGACTTTGCGCCGAAGATTATTATATAGCTTGCTTGCAGCAGAAAGGAGTAAACCTGTATAACAGTACAAGGGATAAAAATTGCAAGGAGAATTTTTTTGTTTTATCATGTAGAATAGATAAAAGAATAACTGATATTATAAAAAATATAAATACATGAAAATAGACTATTGACAAATACATGATAATAGTCTATTATAATCTTATCGAAAGGCAATGAACCAGTACACAGGAGGGAACGGATATGAGATTTGACACTGATACGTTAAAAAACAGATACCAGACATGCAGATCATACCTTGAAAAAAGATGTGAGGCATTGCCGGGACAGATTGAAAAGAAATTTAAAAATGTGTCCTGTTATCATGAAGCATCTAGATGTTACGGTATGAGCAATTATATCAATGTCGAAAGGCAATAGGCGAAAGCCAGAAAGGAGAAAAATGAGCGAAGATATGAGTGTATTTAAAAGTTACTTAAGAAGACTTTTGCAGGATCTGAAAGACCTCAAAGAAGTTTTGAAGTCTAAGGATTATGAAAAAGCGGAAAAGATGGTCGATCAGCTGATTGATGATACTCAAAAGGGTATTGAAGACAATTAAAAGAAAGGGCTGGAGAAAATCCAGCCCGACACACAAAAACCATACCAAGTCAAACAAAGCACACGAAAGACAATTCCCAAAAAGTTGGGAAATCTTTCGTGTTTTTATTTTTGGAGGTGGTGCAGGGAAACAAGACGAATTTACAAAAGATATACAAACCTACGCAAGATAAAATATACAATTTTGTTTTACTAAGGATATTATGACGCTAAGTTTTACACAAGATGACTATATTTGAAAGAAATTGAAAGGTTTATGTATATGAATAATTTAACAGTGACGGAGTATAAAAATATTCGCGTACTCACAACACAGCAGATTGCGGACGCGTATGGAACAGATAGTAAAACGATTTCATACAATTTTAATCATAACAAAGGGCGGTATAAAGAGGGTAAACATTTTATTTTGCTTGATGGAGAAGAACTCCGGGCGTTTCGTGAAATTCACGATTTGCCAAGTAATCTTAATCGTCTGTATCTCTGGACAGAGAAAGGCGCGTTTCTTCATGCAAAATCATTAAACAATGATATTGCTTGGGATGTGTATGATAGACTTGTTGACAACTATTTCAACAAAGATCAAAACGAAATCCCGAAAGATTACCCTACAGCGTTAAGGGCTTACGCTGATGCACTGGAAAGAAAACAAGAGCTTGAGGAAAAGAATAAATTGCTCTTGACCGAAAACGAGAGGATGAAGCCGAAAGAAGAATTTTTCGATGCCGTAACCGATAGTAAAGACGCTATTGATATAGGGCAGGTCGCTAAGGTTTTGAACTTCCCGGGAATTGGTAGAAACAAGCTTTTTGAAATTCTTAGAAATAACGGAATTTTGAAACAGAACAATGAACCATATCAGAAATATATTGATTGTGGATATTTTAGAGTTATAGAACAGAAATATGAAGCCAGACCGGGAGAAATCCGGATAAATATTAAAACCCTTGTTTTTCAAAAAGGTGTTGATTACATTAGAAAAATACTTGACAAAGTAGCATAGATAAATAGAAAGGGCGGCATGAAAATAGCCGTCTTTTTTGTGAAAAACATAGAAAATATTTGTACAAAATCAACAAAATTTTAAAGGTGCAAATTAGAATATAATCAAGGTAAAAATGATAGAATAGTATCACTTTTGTTGCAATGCAACACTCTTGCAACAAATTGCAACATTTTTGCAACGTAGATATAGACACTAGAGTAAGAGAAAGAGTATATTCTCTCTTGTAATATTAAAAATATATATTATAAATAAGGCAGTATATTTATATAAATAATATATAATATACAGGCTTAAAATTTAATTTTAAAATATACCTTGACAAGAAAATGATAGAATGATATTGTTTTATTAAATTAAAAACGCATTCGGGCAACGGGCGGCGGCAGCCGTCGAGGTCCCGAAAGAAACGGACTTCATGCAGCCGGTACAGTCGAGATCATCATGATCTGATTGTATCAGTTGCTTTTTTTATTTTAAGTATTCCAGTACTGGAGAGAGGAGATATATAACATGTCAGCAGTTGAAACGCAGGAAGTAAATAATACAGTTGATGTTTTTAAAGATGACATTGACATGTATATAAATCTCTGGATGGAAGAGAGGAATATAGAGGATTTATGCAAAATATCGCAGAATAGATGGTATAACTGCTGTAAATATATTTATGAACATGTGTTTAAAGTTAATCCAAAGTACTTAAAGGATGATAATAATATTAATAATGCCTATGATACAGATAAGGTTAACGAGGTATTAGATATATATATAGACCTGTGTAATGACTACGAGAAAGTAGTGAATATTGTTGGGTTTACATTCTTTACCGGAATACATAGAGATACGTTAAATGGGTGGGTTAATGGCGTTCAACTTGCCTCATCAGGTTCCGACATTTGCAAAAAAATTGACGAAATGCGTGAGGAAAGTTTGGTAGGTTTACAGGTTTCCGGCAAAGGAAACCCCATGAATTACATGCCGTCACTGAATAAGTACTGCGGCTTCAATATGCCGGGCGTTAGAGATCAGGGATCCAGAGTAAGAGCGTTGACAGCTTCGGAGCTTCCAAAACTGGGAAGCGGGAATTGTGCGAGATTGCCGGACAACTTTGACAATTCAAGCCCGGATAATGGTGAAATCGTGATAGACAATTCAAACAATTTAAAGCCCAGTGTTTAATGGTCTTAAGGCGCATTAAATCGTTGATGCATTACGCAAAACAAGGGTTTTGCGAATAGTTGTAAAATACGAATGGAATTGAACGAACAATTCAAACAATTTATCAATGTTCAAAGCATGATTCTGCATGGAGGGGGAGGGGGTTTGATAGGTTGAGAAAATCAGCACTACTAAGTCCTTTAAATATCCTCAAAAACAAAAAGAGATTGGATGGAAAAGTATGAGAGTAGTATCACAAAGCAAAGACGTTTCGCTTGATTTTGACCGAGCGGTATTCACAGCAAATCATGGAATGATAACTGCTATGGTTGATGGAAAAACGTTTACCATTGGGACGTATGCAAATTTAGGTAGAGAAAAAGAAGTATTCTCTGATATGCACAAGGCATTTTCGGCTTTTCAAGTTATTAGCACAAACATGGATAAACAACAGGTGGCCGAAATGTTTGCAGTATCTAAAAACATTTCGATCAGATGCGTTGAGATGAATGATCCTTGTATGGGAATAACTGTATTTGATAACATGGTCTATTACATGCCGGAAAAGTAGTGTTAATATAGCGCTATCGCCAAGCGGTAAGGCACTGGATTTTGATTCCAGTATTCGCAGGTTCGAATCCTGCTAAAGAAACTTGTGAGAGGAAAACAACCATGGTAATTATTAAAACGATTATATCGACGCTGGATGTTATTTTTATGCTGATACTATTTGTATCTGGCAGAGAATCCAAAGACAAAGAAACAGCAATTGCATTATGGGTACTTGTGATGTTGCTGTTGCTGAACATGTTTCTGATGTGGAGGTAACAGAATGTTTTATAGTCCAATATTTGGTATTTGCTTTCAGCTGCCTATCATTTGTGCAGAGGAAAGAATACATATAACAAAATCAAAGGAACCGGACAGCACCGGAGATTTACTCAATCTGGATAGCGACGCAGAGCACCAGAGTGAGAAATCGGAGCATCCAGTATAGCTAAACAAAATTTTAAATTACTGGCAACTTGTAAGAGTTGCTTACAAGATAAAAATCCTACATTGCGGCATTTTAATATGCCGTAGCGGAACGTAGCTCAGTTGGCAGAGCACTCGGCTTATATCCGAGCGGTCGCAGGTCCGATTCCTGCAGTTCCGATGGAGGAATGGGTTTAACGATCCATTCCGTAAATTCTCCTTCTTGGTGTTTTTCATGACACATCCTTTCGCCACTAGGACGATTCTGTTAAGGGCGGTGAGAGACCGTCCGGTGGTATTTGCCGCGAAGCGCGGCTGTGTAAGCCTGTATGGTTAAGTGGGAATCCTACTTGTTATTTCGTTGAAGAGCGATCCATGCAGCAGCCTATTGGTAGTTCGGGCATCTATCCCACGGTGCCTGAGCTGCCCAAAATGTAATTTCCCAAATATGTTAGGCAGTGGCGGAAAAGGTAGACGCTTAAGCATAAGACAACCACGCTTTGGTTAGGAACAAGTCATTGAATCAACAAGGCAATGAAGGAACCTGTTAAGGGTGTTACCCGTTGTGGAAAGTCGTTGTTATGTGAGGTGCCAATCCACGCCACATCAATTTTGTATATCCGCTTAGTAAGGTGCTTTAATTAGAGGTATGAGCATGATTTTAAACTGTGTAAATTGTGGCGCACCAATTGAAAGTGACAAGAAAGCGTGCCCTTATTGCAAAACTCCATATGGTTTACGTACAAAGATAGAACTGGAACCATATATTGATTCAAACGGAAGGATTTGCAGACATGAACCGGAAATGATAGAAGTAACAACTTTGGAAGATTGTGAACATAGGTTTATTAGGAAGTAATTGAAATGTGTGATTTTTGCAATGGGAAAGAATCATATAAAACTGCATATGGAGAATTTAAAATCAAAAAATTGGGCTATATAAATGTTATTCAATGCCATATTGATAAATGTCCACAGTATGCTAAATGTTGTAGCAATGGAATGAACGTAGCGATAGCAATGGAAATTGAATTTTGCCCGATGTGTGGTAGAAAGTTGGTGGAAGAATGACATGCTATGAATGTGCTTATTTTGGAATTGAATGGAATGAATTTTTGAAAAAAACGATAGAATTTTGTAACCATCCAGAAAAGTATATTCCTCCAGTAGGATTTGCTTATAAAGAACACGATTGCGAATTTTTCAAAAACAAATCTGGGATATCAAAATGGGACTCTTATTCAGAAAAAGAAAAAGAACAGGCATTGAGGTATTTTCGTGAAAACTATCACAAAAATCCTATTGAAGGTTTAACATGCGAGGGGGCTGAAATGAGTTTCATTGAATATCTAAAAAATGTTGATGCAAACTCATAAGGAAGAGAAGGAGTGTATGAAGCATGATTGTTAATATCAATAACAGCACATACGAGATGAACAGCAAACAGTATAAAGCAGTTCTTGATACGGCGAGCAAAGCTGTTACCTGCGGAATATACGCTGTGGAAAAGAAAAAGGTAGCAATCATGCTTAGAGAGGAATATAAAAGCAAGGAAGAATTGAAACAGGCGGTTGAAAATTATACAGAGAAAGGGTTCAAGGTGCATTGGAAATGAGAGAGAGAATACACTTCCTTATTTTTGACAACAGGGTAAAACATAATACCAGAAAATTGTACGAAAAAGAGATGCTTTTTTACATCAAGCATTTTCTTAAATACAAAAAAGAGTTTAATATGTCATATTTTGACATCATAAAACAGTCGAGAGGAATTGCTAAAGGACATTGCAAGTTATGGCTTGAAGATCGGGCGGTTCATGACGCTTGTAAGGGAATTAGATATTGACTTAAAACTTATTATTGGGGGAATAAATGAAGAAAACACGTTCAAAAATCATAATCAAAACTAGAAAAGGCGGTTACACAAAGATTTATGCTAACGGAAAATGGCAAAAGGGAGTGTATAATATTGATTTCCATGCTGACTGCACGCCATTGAGATACCCATACATAAAAATTTCTTGTGAATTTGATAAGTATAAGACTGATAAAAACGGTTCGGTTATTTACGACCCGGAAAAAGAAGAAATTGCAAAAGAACACGTAGTTGCAAGAATTTAGGGAGATATTGTGAAAATATCAGAAATCTCTATTATAACTGCTTTGTAGAAAGTATTGCGGATATTGATTAGATGATATTACCGGCTAACAAACGGAGTTAGTCGCTGACCAACAAAATTTATTGGCAGAGGTCTTAAAGCACTTCTGCTTTTTTGCGGAGGTGCTTTTCTTTTGGCAAGTTCAAGCCTAATTTCCACAGTAAATGGATATGAAAATTACATACAGGCACATGGCGTTGATGAAGAGGTTATGGATGCCATGGCAGAAGCGGCAAGGGTAGCTATTCTTACAGAAAAAGACATTGAGTATGGATTGAAAGTTTCTTCCAGGGCAAAGCAACTGGCAGAACAGTTTATTTTTCAATCCACTGGCGGTACACCGTGGGATTTAGAGAAATATTCATTCCAAAACAAGGTATCTTATGAAATTCTGGACAAATATTACGGAATTTTGCTTTTGGAAGCGCAAAACAAAGTTTTGGATAGTGCTTTCCAGTATTTGGAAAAGAAAAGAGAGCCTAAAGAACGGTTTTATATGCCAAGAAGAAAGCAATTTCTCAAAATAGGGCTTACACAGGCTTTGCAAGGCATGATTGATGATAAATATGACATTCTTTGCGTGTCTCTTGTTCCGGGAGCAGGCAAAACAACGGTCGAAAAAATGTTTCACGCACTTGTTGCCGGATGGTTTCCGAGAGATTTCAGCCTTTTTTATTCGCACAGCGGAGATATTACCAGAATGTACTATGACGGTGTGTACGATATCGTTACAAATACGGAAGAATATACATGGAATGAAATTTTCCCGGATCTTTCAGTGACAAGCACAAATGCAAAGATGGAGCAGTTTAATGTCGGGAAGTACAAATCGTTTCCATCCGTACAATGTACGTCTGTTGGTAGTAAGAATGCAGGTAAAGTAAGGGCTTCTAAGTTTTTACTGGTTGACGATATGATAGGCGGTATCGAAGAAGCAATGAATCCCATTATCCTTGATAAATTGTGGGATAAATATGCCGTAGATGCCCGCCAGAGAAAGATACAGGACACGGACGGCAAGAACTGCAAGGAAATACATATTGCCACAAGATGGAGCGTACACGACGTCATAGGGCGCATCCAAAATATGTACGAGGGAAATCCGAGAGTAAAGGTTATTGCGGTACCGGATGTAGACCCAGTTACAGGAGAAAGCAACTTTGACTATGAATTTTCTGGGTTTACGAAAGAATTTTTTGAAGACCAGCAATTATTGATGGACGACATATCATATCGCTGTCTCTACAAACAGGAGCCGATTGAGCGAGAGGGATTGCTGTTTCCGGAAGATAAAATACGCCGGTATCTTAATTTGCCGCATGGAAAGCCAGAAATTGTAACCGGTCAATGCGATACAAAGGGAAAAGGAACGGATTACTTTGTTTTGCCGGTATTGCAAAAATACGGAGAGGATTACTACTGTGTAGATTGTGTTTGCGATAACACGGCAGATTATGAGATGCAGTATGAAAATGCAGCAAATGTTTTGACAAACAACAAAGTGCAGGAATGTGAATTTGAGAGAAACGCCGGCGGAGACCGTGTCGCAATGGAAGTAAACAAGCGTGTCGAAAAAAAAGGATGGATATGTAACATTACTGACACACCGACGGAGACAAACAAGGAAGCAAGGATTTTCCAGTGCTCTAACTGGATATTACAGCACGTTATATTTAAAGACCAATCATTATATAAGCAAAATGAGCCATATGGAGTAATGATGTCTCTTCTCAAGAGATATTCAGTGTCCGGTAAAAAGCAGTTGGATGATGTGCCGGATGTATTTTCAAACTTTGCGCTTAGAGTGACAAATGGAAATAACGTAGCCAAAGTAGAAGCGGCAGTAAATCCGTTTAGGAGGTATTGATATGGTAAACAAAGATATTTTAAATCAATACTTAGATTTAAGAGAAGAAGTAAAAGAAGTAAGGAATAAAATTGAAAAGCTTGAAAAATACATAGAAAAAATTGAGCAGGAAGGAACGGTTATTGATAGCGTTTCTGGCGGAAATGGTGGAAACCAACATTTTAAAATAGAAGGAATACCATTGCCAGAATATAGGCACAAAAAAACCTTGTTATATTCCAGAAAAACCACCCTCGAAATTTTGGAAAACGAACTTCTTGAAAAAACAAATGAAGTAGAAGAGTTTATTGCAAATATAAAAGATAGCAGAATTAGAAGAATAATTAACCTTAGATTTTTAGAAAATCAATCTTGGAATAAGGTTGCCGACCAAATAGGAGGCAATAACACAGAAGACAGCGTTAGAAAAGCGTTCGATAGATTTATGAAAGAGTAAAGTTGTCCGATATGTCCGTTTTTTTTCTGATATAGTTATAATCGAAGAAAGCAACAAAAGTTGAATACTTCACCTCCCCCAATTTATAAAAGCATCGTAGAGAAATCTCCGGTGCTTTTTCTTTTGCAAAGAAAAGAGGATTTTATGGGATATACACCAAAAAAAATATATTGCCCGCGGTGTGGAAGAAAAGTTGCCACGCACGATGGGCGTTCAACAATGAACATTTCTGTGGAATGTAGGAAATGCCACAAGAAAGTTGTTTTTTATCCGGAGAATGGAAAAACAGAATTAAAATCTCTTCCGTTTCGTACAACATCCAGCGGAATGACCTTTATTTAGGAGAAAAAAATGAGAAATGACAAATCTCTCCAAGACCTTGTTAAAGGCTGTTATGGTAGAAAAATTTTATATACAGATGTTGAAACCATCACAGCAGATAATATTGTCAATGTGGTGGGAGACTGCATCGGAAATTTTTATTACAACAAAACCATCATAGAATATCTTTGGCGATATTACAAAGGTGACCAGCCTGTTTTATACCGTGTAAAGGTACAAAATGCTGATATTACAAACAAAATAGTAGAAAATCATGCGTATGAGATTGTTCAGTTCAAAGTAGGTCAAACATACGGTGAGCCAATTCAGTTTATTAGTCGAAAAGATGATGATACGATTAACAAGGCAGTGGATGCGCTGAATGACTATCTTGTGGATGCAAATAAACAGGAAAAGGACATTAAAGCTGGTGAATGGCAGTCAGCAACCGGAACATCTTTTAAGGCGGTAAGATTTGCAAATGGAGAAATACCATTTCAAATTGTTGCGCCTACTCCAATGAATACGTGTGTTATTTATAATCGGAGCACGGAAGAACCGGTTCTTGCAGTACAAGAACTTAAAAACGAGGATGGAAGATGGTACAAACTGTGCTATACAGACAGTCATTCATGCAAAATTCAAAATGGAGTAGTTTCTGAATGGAAATTGCATGCATTTGGAAGTATACCTATTGTTGAGTTTCCAAATAATCATGAGAGAATTTCTGATATTGAGCTTGTCATAGGTCTTCTGGATGCCATTAACAATATGCAGTCAAACAGAATGGATGGAATTGAGCAGTTTGTTCAGTACTGGGTTAAGTTTGTGAACTGTGAAATCGACCAAAAAACGTTTGAAGAGATGAAAATGAGCCATGCTTTGACGGTAAAGTCCAATAACAAGGATAACAAAGCCGATGTTGAGATTATGACGCAGGAACTTAACCAGAGCCAGTGCCAGGTGGCAAAAGATGATCTTTGGGACAATGCCTTATCAATTCTTGCTATACCAAACAAACAGGGAAACACTGGCGGAGATACACAGGGCGCAGTAGAGTTGAGAAATGGTTGGGATTTTTCAAAGACAAGAGCAAAATTAAAAGACCCAATCGTGAAATCGGCGGAGAAAAGACTTGCAAAAGTTATCTTAAATGTAATACGCGTTAAGGACAATGATTTGAAATTGTCAATAAGGGATTTTGATGTGCAAATCAATCATAGCCCGCAAGACAATATGTATACAAAGTCGCAAACGCTATATCAGCTATTAGAGTGCGGCATACATCCTCTTATTGCAATTAAAACGGTCGGACTCTGGGGCGATTCGGAAAAAACATTTTTGCAGTCTAAGCCATACATGGATGCTTTATGGAAAACCATTGATGATGCAGAAGAACAGGAACAAAAAGCACAGGAAATTGTAAACCAATTAAATAAACAGCAAAATAAGACAGCTACCGAGTAATCGGTGGCTGTTTTTATTTTATAAAAATTCGCAAAGTTGTGAGCGTAAAAATCAACAGTGTCATTCGGTGTCGTTGCACCGCAAAAATTCGTAAAGACATATCGGAGGTAATCAATGAAAAGAGAAGAGTTAATTGCAATGGGTATCAGTGAGGAAAATGTTGAAAAAATCATTGCTGATTACGGCAGTGCCGTACAGAGAGAACAGGCAAAAGCAGCAGAGCTTAAGGCAAAGGCAGACAGCGCAGATGAGTTGCAGAAAAAGCTGGATGAAATGGAAGCAGGAAACCTCACGGAACTTGAAAAAGCAAACAAGGCGTTAGAGACAGCAAATCAGCAGATTGCAGATATGCAGAAGAAAAACGCCATTAGAGACCAGCGCGAAGCATTGATGGAAAAGTTAAAAATCAATGCAGAGCAGGCAAAATCCGTTGTCAAGGATAATGGAAGCCTTGATTATGACGCTCTTGGAAAGATTACAGCCGAAAAGGAAACCGCGGCAGCGCAGGCAAAGGAACAGGAGATTGCAAATAATTCTGAAAATCCGGGCGGCGGTACTGCAGGTGGAGAAAATAAAAAAACTGCGGACGTAGAGAACGCAGAAAAAATCAGTTTTGGCAAACCTGCAGAAAGTGCAGAAGACAAAGACCATTATGTTTTATAGGAGGTAAATTATGGGAAAACCGATTGAAAGAGACTTTACACAGAGTAAAGGAATTTTAAAATTCTTTCCTTATGAGGGTGCGGCGTGTATCGTTCCGCAGACAATGGTGTCAAGTGCCGATGCAAACGGAAAGAAGATTGCAAAGGCAGGGACACCGTTCCCAAGCAATGACGAATCTTGCAAAGGGTATCTTCTGGAAGATGTTGACGTAACAATGGGAGATGCGCCTGGAACTTATGTATATCAGGGTTCTATTGACAGCGCAAAGGTAACAGCGAACGGAGTGACCGTGGAAGCAACTGCAAAAGCAGCAACACCGCGTGTTACTTTTTTTGATTAAAAAATGGAGGTATTAGAGAATGGCATTACCATTAGCAGAAGCATTTACCGCAAGAAGTCTTGGGGTTATGTGGAATAATTATAAAAAAACGCTTGGTTCTGCACCTTACTTAGGTAGACAGAAATTTGGAACCAGAAAACAGGACAGCCTTGAACTTAGATTTATCAAAGGGAAAAACGGTCTTCCGGTATCCTTAAAGGCATCCAATTTTGATGCGCAGGCAGAGTTAAGAGATGTCGGTGGATTTTCGGATATTCAGAACGAGATGCCTTTCTACCGTGAATCTTACATGGTAACAGAGCGTGAAGAGCAGGAGTATGCAAATTACCAGTCGGCAGAAAATTCCAACATGGCAAACCAGGTGCTTAGAGAAATCAGCAAAAAACCGATGATGCTGATTGAGGGCGCAAGAGTAGTGCCGGAACGCCAGATTTGGCAGTTATTAGCACCATCTGATGGTATTCCAAGAGTACAGGTAACAATTGGTGGCAAGAGCTTCTATGTTGATTATACTTCGGACAATGGAGTGGCGCACAAGAGAGATCATTACAAGGATATTTCCGGAAGCGATACTGATAAATGGTCTGCACCAGAAACAGCAACGCCACTTGACGACCTTATCGAGATTAAACGTGAGTTTGCAAAGGAAACAGGATATTCCCTTGCACGCTTTAGCATGAATACAGAAACATGGGAAATGGTCCTTAAGGCGGAGGACACAAAGAAACAGGTGCTTGGAATTATTGCTTACAATGGCGGTATTCGCTTACAGCAGGGGCAGGTTACAGAGTATCTTAGAGGATACGGCATCGAGATTGAAGTTTACGACAAACTTTACATCGACCCTGCAGACGGTGCTACCAAATATTTTATTCCTACAGGAGTTATTTCAGCGCAGTCATCCGGCGTGTACCTTGGAGATTATGTCTTTGGAAAGACACCGGAAGAGAGAAGCGGAAGTTTAACAGACGGAAACCTTTCTATTGTAGAAACCGGCATTTCGGTATATACATACGCAACAAATCATCCGATCAACACGCATTGCATTGTGTCAATGATCGGATTGCCTACTTTTGAGGGCATGGACAGCGTTGTTGTCATGAAAGTTGCGTAGGAGGTGCGGTATGATTGCTGAATATACAGTAAAGCGCAATGGAAGATGGTATAAAGCAGGAGATGAAATCCCGGACATTGTTCCGGGAGAGAAATCTTCTGGCGAGTACACCAAGACAGAGATTAACAGAATGAGCACTGCTGATTTACAGGCACTTGCCGCTGAACATGGGATCGATGGTGCAGAAGAAATCAGTGGAGCGGAACTGAAACGCATTTTGATCGAGCAGTTCGGATTGTAGGTGGGGAAGAATGGACGAATATACAACATTAGAGCAGGTAAAAATCAGGCTGAAACAATTTCATATTGAAACCGTTACGGATGAAGATGGTGTTACTTCTGATGTTGTTGTGTTCGACAAGAAAGAAGATAACCCTTACATCGAACAGCTTATCAAGCAGGCAAGAAATGAAGTGGTAAGCAAGCGGAATTACCCGGAAAGCTACACGGATGAAAAAATATCCGAAGACTTGAAACAGTTTGAGGATGTAATCGTCAATTTATCCGTGTACGACCATTCACAGGCAGGAGAAGCCTATATGGCAAGTTATTCAGAAAACGGCGTAAGCCGTAGCTGGAAAGACAGGGAAAGCTTATTTGTTGGAGTATTTCCGTTTGTAAAAGCAATTTAACATCGCCTATAGGGCATTAATAAAAGAAGATTGTGCGTTACGTTTTGCCGATGTTGGAAAAACGTAGCAGGCGGCACACATTGAGCGGTGGTGGGCGGTGTGCCAATTACAAAGAAAGGCGGTATATGATTTGACGATTGAAATATCAACAGCAATCATTATAAGCGTGTTATCACTCGGTTTTTCCGTCTATATGGGATTAAAGAATAACAAGCGAACAGACACAAAGGATGTTGAGGAACGCGTGAAAGAAAATACACGCATCAATATGAAACTGGATGCCATCTCAAACAACACGACGGATATTAAGAATGAAGTCTCGGAGATGAGAAAAGAAATCAACTCACATGACAACCGGATTATTAAAGTTGAGGAAAGTGTGAAATCAGCGCATCACAGAATTGACGGGATTGAAAACCGTCTTAATGATGATAAGGAGGTGTAATCATGGACATTTTACAGAGCGTTATTGCCAATATGACAATCATTTTGGCAATCATTGGGGCACTTGCTTTTGTTGTATCTGTAATAACACAGGTTATCAAGGGCGTAGGAGCGTTTTCTAAGGTGCCGACAGACATTCTTGTGTTTGTACTTTCCATTGGAATTACTGTAGCTGCATTTGTGGCATATATGCAGTATATTCAGATGACAATTTTATGGTACATGATTTTGGCGGCTATTATTGCAGGATTTATTGTTGCTTTTGTTGCAATGTATGGCTGGGAAAAATTGTCTGAACTGTGGAAACGGTTTGGCAAGGATGTGAAATGAAATGCTTGAATTGAATAAGCAAAAAATGAGTTATTCGCTACAGAGCGGAAAGGTTCCGGTGTATGTGACGGACGAGGATGGAAACATCGAATATTCTTCATATACTGATTCAGATGGAAATGTAATTTATTACCTTGACGATGACGGAAACAAAATACCAAAAACGACAGGAGAATACACCACAGGTTATGAAAAGCCTGTGGTTTTTTATTCTTCAATCAGCAATAAGTTGAGTGAAGCACTTATAAAAGAGTTTGGCGTTGACAATTCCACAAACTTTGTTCAGATTGTCGAGGACAAAGGGAAACTTCCATTGAGCGTTGGCTCTTTGGTATGGAAACGGTCAGATGTAAGGTACAAAGATGAAGAGAATACAATCGTTGATGAAAATTCGGCTGATTACATCGTAAAAGGTGTCGCAGACGAAGGATTGACGGTTGATTTGTTCTTATTGCAAAAAAATGTGAAGTAGGTGCTGAATGGGAAAGAAAGTAATCACAATGAGCCTGTCTGAAAAGTCTATTCAGAACGCCATACGAGAGCTTAGAGCCTATCAAAACAGCTTGACGTATAAGTGTCAGCTATTGGCAGAAAAACTCGCGGAAAAGGGCGTAGAGATTGCCAGAGTGCAAATTGCTGACCTTGACGCAATATTCACATCGGAACTGATTTCAAGTGTTCACGCGGAATATGAAGGAAGCACTAAGGGCGGCGGGATATGGGCGGTAATAGCCGGTACAGACCATGCCGCATTTGTTGAGTTTGGAACCGGAATTGTTGGACAGCAAAGCCCTTATCCGGGGAAACTGCCAGAGGGTGTTTCGTGGCAGTATGCAAGTGGAAAAACTATCCATCAGATTTCAGATGGAAGATATGGATGGTTTTATCAGGACGACAATGGCGATTGGTGGTTTACAGAGGGAATGCCAAGCCGACCATTTATGTATCTGACCGCGAATGAGTTGCGGCAGATTGTTACACAGACAGCAAAGGAGGTGTTTGGATAATGGCAGACAACCAGTGGGTATTTGACCTTGAAACAAACATTTTTTCCAATGTTGTAACGATAGCCAAACCAAAACTCCAGAAAAAATACAAAAGCATGAATTTTGACACTGCATTTACAACGGTTGAAAAGAACCTGGATAAAGACCCTGTTTTCCCGACTATTTACATCCATGAGATGCCGGGGCTTGAACGTGGGGCAGATTTAGAGGGCACATCCGTAAATGCGGTGCAGGAAACAATACAGGTTGACGTCATTACAAACACAAAACAGAGTGATGCAAAATGGATCATGGCTGTTTTAGCTGATGCCTTTAAGCAGATGCGATTTCAAATTACAGCAATGCCGGAGTTTAAAAATGACAGTGAGAAAAAATTTAGAAGCGTTGCAAGGTTCCGGCGGATAATCGGAGCCAACGACAGATTGATGTAAAAGAGCCGAAAGGCTCTATTTTTTATGTACCGGGTGCAAAAAGATGCGCCCGATAACCGCATTATTTGGCGGTAGAAAGAGAGGTAAAAATGGCAGAAGCAGGATTGTCTACGTTAGGCATTACGTTTGGCTATGGAACAGAAACCACAGCCGGAACAAAGCCTACATCGTTTAAACAGCTTACAAGAATTAACGCAATCGGCGGTATCAACATTGAGCCGGAACAGATTGACGCATCTGCATTAGAAGATGCTATTACCAGATATGTAAAGGGGCGCGCAGATACCGGTGGCTCTTTCCCTATCACGGTAAACCTTACAGATGCCACAAAGGAAGAGTGGGAAGCACTTATCACAGCGTACAAGGTGCTTGCCGGCGGGAAAAGAATGTGGTTTGAAACGATTATCCCGGGATTTACCGAAGCGTTTTTTGTTGTGGCTCAGCCGCCAGAGCAGATTCCACAGCCGGAAATTGGTCAGAACGAACTTTTGACGGTTGAAATGAATCTTACCATTGAAGAATACAAGGGCATGGACACCGCTGTAGCTTTTACACCGGGGGAATAACACGTCAGTCGAATAGTTCGGTTGGATCGGCTGACGATAACCAGACAACCGAGCCAGAGCTTGAAGAAACAATTTAAAAGAACAGGGCGGTCTTCGGACTGCCCTTTCCCTATATGAGAGGGAGAAAGGGAAAGAAAATGACAAAATTAAAATTTGGCGAGAAAGAATTACAGATCAAGTTTGGATATGAAGCAACCGTGAAAAGCGGAATTATCAAGAAAGTAGCAAAATTAGACCAGATGGAAGATATCGAAGCGGTTGACGAAATCCTTTTATTTCTTCCAGAGTTAATCCTTGTAGGCGCGCAGAAGTTTCACAAAGAGGAACTTGGATACAATCCGGACAATGAGGGAGAAAAGGAACAGCAGCTTGGAAAAGTATATGCCATGCTGGATGATTACTTTGACGGAGAAGATGCAGATGTTCAGGTACTTTACAATGCACTTTTAGCGGAGCTGCTTGAAAACGGTTTTTTATCAAAACTGCTCAAAGCAGATCAGAAAGAAGCGGAGAAGAAAACTCCGAGGAAAAAGTAGAAGAACAGAGAGAACTTACATGGGGAACATATTGTGCGGAAATCCGCCCATTCTGGCTTTTAGTTACAAAAGGGTATGGATTTACCGTGCGTGACATAGACACGTCCTGCCCGGCTGATTTACAGCCTTATGCGGATGCTTACAACTTAGATAAAAAGCAAAGAGACAATGAGATGTGGATGTGGTTTGGAACATACGGATTGTCTGCGGTATCGGTGGCAGTAGAACATTGCCTTGCCGGACGAAAAGCAAAATCAAAGTATATTAAAAAACCAATCAATGAGCAACAAGGGAAAGATGATTCAGAAATGACGGAAGAAGAAATAAAGAAACAGAGAGAGCTATTTGTGGCAAAACTTAAAGTCATGCAGTCAAACTATGAGTTGAGCCACCCAAAACCAGAAAAGAACTTGGAGGTATAAATATGAGAATTGGATCTGCAAGACATGATGAAAATGGGAAATTGACCGGTGGGAGACCGGGAGATCAGACCGGAACAGAAGTAAGTATGCAAAACTTTTATGTTCATAAAAAAGGATGGTATGTGTTAAGACCAAAAACAAAAGATATGGCGGATAAACTGGCAGAATCAATGATTACAGCGTGCAATAATGATAATATTGGCTACTGTCAGGGACACCGGCTTGGAATTGTCAAATATGGTATTAATTCAAAAGTAAAAACAGAAGCAGATTGCGGCACAACGGTACGTGCATGCATTATTCATGCAACTGGAAAAGATGTTGGAAATTTCACCACAGCAAATGAAAAATCTGTACTTCTTTCTAGTGGCATGTTTGATGACATTGGAGGTTATGCGGCAGGAATGGTTCTTTACAATGGAGATGTTCTTGTCACAAAAACCAAAGGTCATACAGCGATTGTGACAAGCGGAAACCCTAGAAAAAATGTAAAAGATCATTTAAACCCATACCCGGAACCTGTAAGGATTTTAAAGAAAAAATTCCCTTGCATGAGAGGGGATGATGTGAGATGGCTTCAGACGGAGCTTATTTATCACGGATGCCTAGATGAAAAAGATAAAAAGGGAAACAGTAATGTGGACGGTATTCTTGGAAATGATACGGCGACCGGTATTGGAACATTCCAGAAAAAAGTCGGAATTACAGTAGATAAGAAATGCGGACCGGTTACAAGAGAAAAATTAAAAGAGTAGATCAAGGACGGTAAGGTGTCACAGCCTACCGTCTTTTTATTTTGCATAGAAAGTTGGTGCATATATGGCAGACATTGATGAATTACAAATAAAAATCAAAGCTGACTCTGCAAAAGCAAGTAATTCCATAGAAAGCCTTGTAAACAGCATGAATAGGCTCCGGGAAAGCATATCGTTTGACACTGCAAAACTTTCAAATATTGCAAGCGGAATCAGAAGCATTTCCGATGCAGCTACCGGGTTCAAAGGTGGTAAATCTTCGGAAATCACATCAATGGTGCGGGCACTCAATAAATTTTCTGGTGTTGATGCAAATTCTATCCACGGAATATCTTCTGCTGTGAGAGATCTTGCATCTGGAATAGCAAGTGTTAAAGCTGTTGATACAAGCGGACTCACAAGCATGGTGTCGGCACTGTCAAAAATTGGTGGCAAGGCATCTACACAGGCGACAAAGAATCTGCCGGCTTTATCTGCGCAGTTACAAAACTTTGTACGCCAGATGAACAAGATAGGTGCATTGAATTTTGATATGACCAATATGAGCAACCTTGTAACAGCCATATCAAGGCTTGGAAGCGTTGCAAGCGGACGTGCAGTAACAAATATACCTTTGCTTGCTGACAACCTTAAATATCTGTTTGAGACACTCTCAAAAGCACCAAATGTAAGCGCAAATATTTTACAAATGACACAGGCACTTGGAAATCTTTCAAACAGATCTGGCGGTGCGATTACTGGATTAAATAACAGCATCAGTAATCTTTCCGGTTCTTTCCTTGGATTTAAGACATCCACAGGAAAAGCATTGATCGGACTCAAGTCATTCACAAGACAGATTTTGTCCTCTATGGGGATTTATCTTGGTCTGTACGGAGCGATAAGAGGAATAAAAAATGCAATCGACATATCATCCACATTAACAGAGGTTCAGAACGTTGTTGATGTTACTTTTGGTGACATGTCAAAAAAAGTCAATGACTTTGCACAGGACTCTATACGTCAGTTCGGTATGTCAGAATTGACACTGAAACAGACGGCAAGCCGATTCCAAGCAATGGGAACAGCCATGGGAATTGACAGCAGTTTGATAAAGAAAGCCAATGAGTTTTTGAATAAGCAGACAGATGGCTATATTGGTTTGTCTGATTCCATGGCTGATGTGTCTTTGAATTTAACAAAATTAACTGCTGATATGGCATCTCTGTATAACATAGATCAGGATGTTGTGTCGCAGGATTTAGCTGCAATATTTACCGGACAGACACGTCCATTAAGAGATTACGGTCTTGATCTCACACAGGCAACCCTTAAAGAGTGGGCAATGAAACAGGGATTAGATTCTGATATTGCGTCTATGTCACAGGCTGAAAAGACAATGCTCCGGTATCAGTACGTCCTTGCCAATACGCAGACAGCACAGGGAGACTTTGCGCGTACTGCTGATTCGTGGGCGAACCAGATCAGAATTTTAAAACAGTCATTTGAACAGCTTGGCAGTGTTATTGGTGGAGCATTAATCAATGCTTTTAAACCATTCGTAAAAGCACTCAATTCCGTTTTACTGGTTGTTATCAGCTTTGTTACAAAGGTTACAAACGCTTTAGGCGCAATCTTCGGATGGAAATATGAGGATTCCGGTGCAGGTCTTGCAGATAGTTTTTCAGATGCGGCAGAGAGCGCAGGCGATATTGCTGACAATACCGGACAGGCGGCAAAGAACATTGACAAGATGAATAAGGGTGTCCGTCAGTTTGATGAATTGAAACTGATTACAACAAATGATGGTTCGGGCAAAAAAGGTTCGGGCGGTTCCGGCGGCGGTGGCGCATCAGGCGGTGCCAGTGGCGGTAAACTCGTCAAGACAGATACTATTTTCAAAAATTACGAAAGTGATATTAAAAATCTGAAACAACTTGGAAAATACATCAGTGATGCCTTATCAAAAGCTATGGAGTCTATCAACTGGGATAAGATTTATTCCAAGGCAAGAAACTTCGGCAAAGGCTTGGCAGATTTCCTCAATGGTCTTATCAATCCGAGACTGTTTGGAAATGTAGGAAAAACGATTGCCGGGGCACTGAATACGGCGATTTATGCCACACTTTCCTTTGGTCAGACATTTGACTGGTCAAACTTTGGAAAATCACTGGCAGAGGGAATAAATAAATTCTTCAAAACATTTGATTTTAAAGCACTTGCAGAAGATATAAATACTTGGGTACAGGGAGTTTACAAGACAATTAAGACCATGATAGAAAATATCAAGTGGTCTGATGTTTGGAAAGGCGTAAAAGATTTTCTTTCAAACATTGATATTGAGACAGTTGAAATTCTTCTCGGAGCGTTTGCTTTGAAACTTGCAGGAAAACTATTGACAGGGAAACTTCTCAAGGAGACTATTGGAAAATTAATAGGAGCGAAATTCACAGCCGCTTTTGGCCAAACAGCGGTAAAATCATTGCTATCATATGCAATTCCTATTTCGCTTGCTGTAGTAGTGGCAACGCTTTCTTTTACGATTGGAAAGAAAAGCGTGAACAAAGATAAGCATGAGCTTATGGAATCGCTAAAAAGAGGTGGAATCACACAATACATACAGGATAGCATAAAGAAATTTTTTATAAATCCATTTGAGAGAATAGATATCTTTGGTGGAGGCGCACTGCACAACAATACTGCAGAGTGGAGTAAACAGTTAGATGAATTTGTAAAAAATATCCCTAAAAAAGAGGATTATAAATCATTAGATGATTTTCAAAAGGCAGTTAACGATTACAACAATAATGTTCCAGTAAGCCTAAATGTTCCAAATACTACTGAACTTACTGGATTTTTTGACAAATGGAAGAAAAAGAACGGATTTGATGGCGAATTTAGCCTAAAAGAATGGATAGATGAGTGGAAAGAACTGAATGGATTGGAAGATGTTGATTTACATGCAAATGTTGTTCTTCCAAATTTACAAGAGAAGATTTCCGAGTTCAAAGAAAATGTCAAAGAATGGTGGGGATTGAATGTAGAACTACCCGTTCGCAATAAATTAACAACAACTTTAGAGGATGTTTCTTCATGGTGGGAAGATGTAAAAGAATATTGGGGAGAAAAAAAGCTTTCAATACAGACAGAAATAGGAGAAATAAAAGGTAAAATAGAAGAAAAGTGGAATGAAGCTTTAACTTACATTCAGGAGAATATTTTCCCGTGGTTCACAAAAAAAAAGTGGATGGAAGTAGGAAATGGAATAAAAGAGGGATTATCTGCTAAATGGGATGAGTTTTCCGATTGGTGGCAAAAGACAGGAATATATAATTGGTGGGAAAATCATGTCGCACCGTATTTTACGAAAGACCAATGGACATTCAGTGGCATTTCTGACGGATTGAAGCAGGCATTTGATAATGCTGTTGCAGGAATTAAGCAGGTATGGAATAATTTTGCAACGTGGCTTAATTCAAAACTGTCTTTTTCATGGGATTCTGTAAATATTGGTGGAAAAGAAATAATTCAAGCTGGCAATATTAACCTCGGGAAAATCCCAACGTTCGCCGCAGGAGGTTTTCCAAAACAGTACAGCATGTTTATGGCAGGAGAAAACGGTGTACCGGAAATCCTTGGAACAGTTGGAGGAAAGACAGCAGTTGCTGGAGGACAAGAGATCACTGGTATTCGTGATGCTGTGTACAGTACGTCACAACAAGAGATTGCGTTACTTAAACAACAAAATCAATTATTGTCAGAAATTTTGAAAAAACCAATGTTAAGTAATAATGATGTATTTAATGCGGCTAAATCTGTATATAAAGGCGAAGCCAAAAGAAGATATGGAGATAGCGCGGCATTTGATCCTGTTTGGGGATAATAGTTGAAATCCTCTCATGCTATGATATAATGTTTTCAAAAAAACAATATGGGAGGATTTTATGGCTATATTATTATGTGATGGAAAAGAATTTTCAGTAAAAAAATTTGTAAAAGAAAGTAGAATGTATACTTTAGATATGAGTTTTGAAAGTAAGAAAGAATTTGAAGAATTTTCTAAACTCTATGAAAGATATGAATTTTCAGAAGGGGTTTTTGATTTTGAAATTGAGGGAGAAATCTTTAAGGGTTGGTTTGGAAATATGTTGTATGATAAAAAATACAATGTTAGAGTAATTATTGGTATCTATGACGGAATAGATGAATTGGAAAGCGGATGTAAGGTATATAATGTACCGAGTTCACTTATTGGAATTGGAAATGCAATAAGAAAAATTTGCGATGTACTTGAAAAAAATAACAATATCAATGATGAGCAGAAAAATGACATATTAAAAACAATGAATACACCAGAAACAGATATAGAGTTTCAACATTTAGTAGAAGATTTGCCTTTATATCTAGAAACATCAAAACAGACGATTGAAGATATAAAAAAGGAACTGGATTTATAATGACAAATACCGCCACTTGTGGTAAAATCATTTTATTACAAGCGGCGGGAGGAAAAGCTATGAATGAAAAAAGTGAAACAAAATTATGCAAGTACTGTCAGACGGAGATTCCAGCTAAAGCAAAAATTTGCCCTAATTGCAGAAAAAAGCAGGGTGGGGCAACAAAGTGGTTTGTTGCGGTGGTTATAGTTGTAATTCTGTTGATTGCCATATTTGGCGGAAACGGAGAAAACAACGATGCAGTTGCTGATTCTATCGAGCAAAATAAAAAAGTTTCTTCTATTAGTACGGTAGATAACAAGGAAGCGACAAGAGAAGAAGTTTCTGATTCTGATTTTTTGGTAAAAGAGTATCTGTACGAAAACACAATAGGAGACACATTAGATTTTTTGATTGTAACAAATAATTCAAACACGAATGTCGCAATTTCTGGGAACGCTATAGCCAAAGATTCAAGTGGGAATTCAATAGGAGCCGCCGACATGAGCATTGATGTATTGGGAGCAGGGGAAACATCTATTGGTGTTTTCTATTTTGATAGTGTGTCCGGAATTGACAAGGTGGATTATACCTTAGATTATGACGAAAACCCATATTATAAACCGGTTGTAAATGATTTATCCGTTGAACAGACATTTAATGATGAAAACGTGACTGTATCCGTGACCAATAACAGCACAAATCCGGCGCTTTTTGTAAGCGCGTATGCAATATTTTTTGACAGTAGTAATAATGTGGTAAATTACAACAGCACATATATTACAGATTCAGACAGTGAGATTAAACCAGGGAAAACTATTTCAGATCAGCTTGATTGCTATGGGAAATACGATCATGCAGAAGTATATTTTACTGGAAGAGCAGACAAATAGAATAATAAGTCAAAGCGGGTATAAAAGAGGGAGCGCAGTGATGCGCTTCTTTTTTTGAAAAATATTTCAAAATGGTATTGACTTTCTTTGCACGTACATATATTATTAAGGCATAAAGATTGTACGTGCAATCAAAAAGAGAGGAAGTGATTATGTGTCTCCATTAAAAAAAGGACAGAAACTTACTGATAATCCTAAAAATGTTAGGCTTGATTTGAGACTTACAAAAGCAGAAGCAGAGGATTTGCAATATTGTGCGGATAAGTTAAAAACAAGCAGAACGGATGTTATCAACATGGGGATTAGAAAAGTGAAAGAAGAAATCAACAAAAAATAAAGCGTTCCAACCCTAGACAAGTTAAACGCTTTATTCAACACAGCCACCAAAAGCGGTTGATACATGGATTATACCGCTTTTTGGAATGGTTGTCAAACAGCAAACGAAAGGCAGGAAAAATCTATGAGAGAAATGTATATTGAAGAAATTACCAAAAATCTGAATGTACTTAGCGAACACTTTTTAAGATGTGTGTGGATTTTTACAAGTAACCTTGCATCCAACAAGAAAGGCGGTGCAAGATGAAAGAACAACTGATTACAGAAATCCAGAGCATACAGGACGAAAAATTTTTGCAGTTCATTTTGAACACAATTATTTCATTTAAGCAGAAATGGGGGATTTGCTGATGAACAATATTCAGATTTTTAACAATCCAGAGTTTGGAGATATTAGAACAGTAGTTATTGACAATGAGCCGTGGTTTGTGGGAAAAGACGTAGCGGATATTCTGGGGTACCAAAACGGTAGTAGAGATATTAACCGTCATGTAGACGAAGAGGATAAGCGACTCACCAAAATGGTGAGTCAGGGTCAGAATAGGGATATAACCGTTATCAATGAAAGCGGTCTGTACTCCCTCATTTTTGGCAGCAAACTGGAAAGTGCGAAGAAGTTCAAGAAATGGGTCACATCCGAAGTTCTCCCATCCATTCGTAAGACTGGTACATATATAATGCCTCAGACCACGGATGGGAAGATTGCATTGCTTGCACAGGGGCACACGGAGCTTAAAGCAGAGGTCGACGAAATCAAGGCGGATTTGGAAAGCCTTAAGATGGACTTGCCGATACTTCCGGTGGAAGCCGACCGCATTACGGAAGCTGTCAGAAAGAAAGGCGTTTCAATCATGGGCGGCAAACAGTCAAGCGCATACAGCAACCGTGGATTGCGCCAAAAGGTTTACAACAATCTGTATGCCAATCTGAAATACAACTTTGGTGTTCGGTCTTACAAGAGCATCAAGCGTAACCAGTGCGACAAGGCAGTGGAAGTGATAAATGCCTATCAGACGCCGTATTTTTTGCAGGAACAGATTGACGATGCCAATATGCAGCAGAGGTTGGAATTTGATTGACAGATTTTGGCATATGGTATAGAATACAAAATAATTAAAAATCACGCAGGTAAGACCTAAAGAATTTAGGACGTCCTGCAAGCCTATGAGGAATAGGTGCGGATTCGTGGCCGCCAGAGATTGAAGAAATTCAGTCTTTGGTGGTCTTTTTGTTTGAAAATTCATCCGAATGGATTGAATATATAGCGTGTAACTCCTGTTAGGGTATGTTCCTAACGCACGTGAATTTAAAGGTTGAGCCTTGCGAAATGTAAGGCTCGGAAATTTAGGAGATATAAGATATGGCATACACAGCTCTTATAACTAAAGATGAAATCGGATTTGAAAACAATACGAACACGATAACGACAGTTGAAGTTGCCGAAATGATGGAAACAGAACACTCTAAGTTGCTTCGTAAATTGGAAGGAGACGGAACACGTAAAGGAATTATTCCTATTTTGAGCGAAGCCCATTTGGGTGTGGCGGATTATTTTAAAGAAAGCACGTACCAAGATGCACAAGGAAAGCCAAGAAAATGTTATAATGTAACTCGTTTAGGTTGTGATTTCCTTGCCAATAAGTTCACAGGAGAAAAAGGCGTCCTATTCACAGCAAAATATGTAAAGCGTTTTAACGAGATGGAGAGAGGACAAGTTCCGAAAGATTTTCCGTCAGCTCTTCGGGCGTATGCAGACGAGGTAGAACGTAGACAGATTGCAGAGCAGCAGAATGAAAGACTACAGCAGGAACTTGACTATAGCAAAGACTGGTATTCTATTAAGCGTGTTGCAGCAATGAACGGTGTGGACTGGAAAACATTTAACTGGCGGAGACTTAAAGAAAAGAGCATCGAACTTGGATATGGCGTAAAAAAGATTTTTGATGCAAATTATGGAGAGGTAAATACCTACCATAGGGATGCTTGGGAAGCAGCATACCCGGAGTATGAAATTTAGGAGAAATTTTATGAACAAATTAGAAATCAGGATTACATATGGGAACACGGAAGTAATTCACACACCGGAGAAAATTGTGATTAAATCGCCCAATATCGAAGTAATTACAAAATAGATCAAGAAAAAGAAGTGGCATCTATCAAATTGGTGGCAGGTGCTATTTTTGTACCCATTTTTAGGAGAATAGCCATGAAAAAATATAAACCAATAGACTGGGGTAAGTGCTCGGAAAACCGGACACCAATAGGAAATCCGAATAACTGCTTTGTGGCGGATATTCTGCCGGACGGAAAAACGGAAATCTTATTTTTAAGTGATGATAACGGTGTTCATATTTGTAAATCTGAAAAAACAACTTGATTGGAGGTGTTCGCATGGCATACAGCGGATGGCTTTTAAAGATTGGAAATTACATAGTGCCAATGTCTTTTATGAAAGCGGAATCATATAGTCCATATGTCAATATGCAGGATTTAGATGATTATACAGACGCCAACGGTTATCTGCATAGAAATGCCGTAGAATTAAAGGCTTTAAAAGTGGAGTTTGAGACACCGGCAATGCTGACAAATAAGACTTTTAATGAGGTGTTAAATAATATCAGAAGCCAGTTCACAAATGCAACAGGGAGAGCCTGCTATATCACAGCGTATATCCCGGAATATGACGATTATGTGACGCAGTATGGCTATATGGCAGATTTTCAGCCTACGATATACGGAACATACAATGGGATAATTCGTTACAATTCAGTTCGGCTTGCTTTCATAGGGGGTGTGTACGGTGGTTAATTATAAATATGGCGACTTGTTCAAAAAAGATACGGTCGATAAGCAGTTATCCATCGTATCTGATGACGGAAAAATCAATATCACAAATACAGAGCTACACCAAGAAAAATTCGAATTGACCGAAAGTTTGTGTTCGGAACAGGAATTGACGTTTGGTTCGTGTGAAGCTGCCATGATTAAATTTACCGTCTCAAACACATTTCTACCAATGAAAGGCAAATGGCTGACAGTAAGAATGTCACTTGATGGTCACACGGATGCGGCGTTTCAGTTCGGGAGATACAAGGTTGATTCTGACACACCTACGGCAGATAGAACATGCCGTGAAGTTATCGCCTATGACGCGTTGTACGATGTTTTAACAGCCGATGTGGCAGCATGGTACAACACTGTATTTCCGTCGCACGAGGAACAGAAAACAGATGAAGATGGCACAATCACGACCGTTACAGTTTATGATCCGGTCACTATGAAGCAGTTCCGCAATAGTTTTTTCAAGCATTTCGGAATCGAACAGGCGGACATCACACTCATTAATGACAATATGTCAATCGAGAAAACCGTGGCGGTCACGACATCCAGTGAGACAAGTTCTGATACAGAGGAATCGAGCACCATAGGCGAATCTATGAGCGGCAAGGAAGTGTTGTCCTGTATTTGTGAGATCAATGGCTGTATGGGGCACATGGGGCGTGACGGGAAGTTTCATTATATTTATCTGGAACAGGAGATACAGGGATTATATCCAAGGAATGATCTTTATCCGGCGGATAATTTGTATCCAAGAGATCCGAAAAGCAACCGTATCGGGAAGGATTTATATATAACGGCTGAGTATGAAGATTTTCTTGTTAAAACAATCAATAAGTTACAGATCCGGGAGCAGAAGAATGATATCGGTGTGATTGTGGGTACCGGAGACAATGCCTATGTGATCGAGGATAATTTTCTTGTATATGGCAAAGGCACAAAAGAACTGAAAGGCATTGCAAAAAATATCCTTTCCAAGATCAGAGGGATTGTTTACCGCCCGTTTACAGCGGACTGCAAAGGAAATCCGTGTCTTGAGGTCGGGGATGCAGTGCGGCTGCCGACCAGATATGAACTGATTGAGTCCTATATTCTGAAAAGAACCCTGAAAGGTATACAGGCTTTGCGTGATGATTTGGAAGCGGATGGGGAAGAGTACCGGACAAACGGGGCGAACGGAATACAGAAAAGTATTTTAAAGCTCAAAGGCAAGAGCAATGTGTTGGAGCGAACCATTGAAAAGACACAGAGCACGATAACTGATGTTGAGAAGGGATTGCAGTCACAGATCACGCAGACCGCAACCGAAATTCGCACAGAAGTTAAAAATACAACGGATGGTTTATCATCGAGAATCACGCAAAATGCGAGCAGTATTACAGCAGAAGTAAAAAGAGCACAGGGGCAGGAAGTTGAACTTGCAGCAGCTATTAAAATTAATGAGGACAAGATTACAGCGGAAGTTACGAGAGCAAGCGAAGCAGAGGGCGATTTGTCCGGAGAGATAGAGGTGACCGCAACTAAGATACGGTCAGAAGTCAGTGCTTCTTTAACAGTATGGGATACCGAAGATTATGACGTTACACATTGTGGTTTCGGGAATCCACAAGATACATACCCTGCATCTTCGTATTATTCTGGACACAGTTTTTTGGATCAGAATACTGGAAAGTTTTATGGTTGCGAACCAGATGGTGGAATAAGCAGTGGAAAATACAAATGGACTCTGATAAAGAAATTTAAGCAGCTTTCATCGAGTGCGTCCAGTACGATTACGCAGTCATCAAAGCAGATCAGCTTGAAAGTATCAAAAGACAGCGTCATTTCAGAAATCAACCAGTCAGCCGAGGGTATCAAAATTAAAGCAAAACTGCTTGAATTAAAAGGTTCTATGGAAATGACCGGGGGATATATGCATATTCAAGCGGAAGAGTCTGTAGAAAACCTTATTGAATTTAAACGCAGTGGAACACTTGTACAGATGGGAACGGATGGATTTCGAACAGTGGAAGGGACGCTTGAAAGTCCTGTTCATAAATGTACGGTTCAATATAATCAGGTTTCATTGCATAAAGGCGCAAACGATAATGACCACATGATGATCCATTTAGACGGAGATACCGGAGTAGGTGGATTCAGAGGTGGAGTAATTAATGGATCTGACAAAAGAATAAAAAACACAATTTTAGATTTAAGCAAAAAGCAATCATCTGAGTTTATTTATTCTTTAAGAGCAAAATCGTATCGTTATAATTTCGAAAAGGATGGATTTCATCATGGCTTTATAGCACAGGATGTTTTGGAAAGTGTGGAAGAAGGATGGAATATTTGCCCTCAAATTTTCTCAAACGGTAACGGAGAAAAGTATTACGGACTGAATTATACAGAGCTGATCGCTGATCTGGTTGCCACAGTGCAGTTGCAGCATGAAGAGATAGAACAGTTAAAGGAAAAGGTGGAAAATCTATGATAAATGCAAAAATCCGGGAATTTGAAAACGACATTATCAATTATGTAAATTTGTGCGAGGATGTTCCAATCGAAGCTAAGTACCTGGTGTTTAAGGACATTCTATATCAGATCAAGGAAGAAGCAAACCGACAGGTTACAGTAGAACAGGAACAAATGAAGCTTGGTTCGGAAAAGGAGAGTGAGGATCATGAATAAAGCGCATAGTGCTATTAATTGGGAGAATTATCCGAGTGATGAAACACCGCTTAATGAAAGCAATCTTAACAAAATGGACGCAGCTATTGGCGTTATTGATGATCGTGTAATTACTCTCGATACCACAAAAGCCACGAAAACAGAGGTAGCAACTCTTGTTGCAGACGTGACATTCGAGGAATCGACGGGAATTATCACAATCACGAAAAAGAACGGGTCCAAGGTTACGATCGATACGCAGATGGAGAAGATCGCTGTCAACTTCACTTACAATCCAACTACACAGCAGATTATCCTGACTCTGATTGATGGCACGAAGCAGTACATAGACCTGTCGGCACTGATTACACAGTATGAGTTCCTTAATTCTGATACGGTAGCTTTTTATATTGATAAGGATGGAAAAGTGTCTGCCATCGTCAAAGAGGGTAGCATCGAGGAAAAACACTTGGAGCCAAACTATCTTGCAAAAATTAAGGTGGAAGTAGCAAAGGCAGAGTCAAGCCAGCAGGCGGCGGCAATGTCTGAAATAAACGCCAAAGCAAGTGAGAATGCCGCAAAAGCCAGTGAAACAGCTGCAAAAAAATCAGAGGACAATGCCAAGGCGTCCGAGACAGCGGCAGCGAAGTCAGCTACGGCGGCAGCGGCATCCGAAAGCAACGCAAAAGTCAGTGAGACATCCGCCAGTGAATCATCCGCCACAGCCACGGAGAAAGCATCGTCCGCCAGTCAGTCAGCTGATACAGCAGCCGAAAAAGCAGATATTGCAACTCAAAAGGCTGCGGAGATCATCGGTAAAGCGGAATCTGCAGAAGAAAGTGCAACCAAGGCACAGAGTTATGCTGTTGGTGGTACAGGAAGCAGAGAGGGTGAAGATTCTGACAATGCAAAGTATTACTATCAGCAGGCAAAAGATGTATCAGAAGGACTTAAAGGTGGATTGCAGCCACACGGAACAGTTGCATTTGCAGATCTTCCGGCACTTGCGGATGTTAGCACAGGGTGGATGTTCAATATTTCAGACGAATTTACAACCACGGATGATTTTAAAGAGGGAGCTGGGAATGTAATTCCTGCCGGAGCAAACATCTATAAAACATCAGATGAAAAATGGGACGTGCTTGCCGGAACTCCGGTAACTGGAATTAAAGGTGCAAACGAAGATACTTTCCGCAGGGGCAATGTAGAACTCACAGCAGAAAACGTCGGTGCAGTGGCAACTGGTGGAGATACAGCAGAGAATACAGCAACTTTTACAAGCAGTGATGTGGCAGACGGATCAGCGTCAGCGTGGACGACTGTATCAAAATTATCAAGCGGCGAAAAACACTCTTCAATTTTTGCAAAGGTGTCACAGATGTTCAAGAATGTGCGGTATCTCTATAAAATGCTTGGAACGACAGACATTTCTAAGATTGGGAATGGTACTTGTACCGGGGCGATATCATCGTTAAACAGCGGTTTAGCAAATAAGTATTTTATTAAAATAATGAAAAGCGACTGGTCTGGAATTATGGGTTCGCTTATGCCAATGTTTAATATTAATAATGATAATATGATAGATCTCATTGCACACAACGAGCAGAATGATACTTATCCTGGCGTACGAGTTGCCCGTGCTAGTGCAGATTATGATGGTAATAACATTCCAGACACATATTTAAAAAAGTCAGATGCCAAAAATAATGTATCTGCCTTATCCAATACTGCAACAAATTATAATGACCAAACTCCTGTCGTGCAGTATTTCACTGTCCCGGATGATGGGTATTATCTTATTACAGGTCTTGTCACTTTCAGTTCAAACGCAAATGGGTTTCGTGAAGTTTTTATAACAAATACAACATCTAACTATGTCATGGGACGAGTCAGAGTTCCTGCGGTATCCGGCGGTGCATCAACTTTACAGGTAACGAGTGGTGGCACTTTCGGACCGGGACAGACTGGTACACTCAGTACTTATCAGAACTCAGGTTCAAATCTTAATGTGCAGGAATGGTTAAATATGGTAAAGATCGCACCTAAGCTGTAAAAAAACTGCATTAAAAATTAAATATAATAAAATCAAGAGCCTAAGAGCCGATTACATGAACATGTGTTGTGTAGCCGGCTCTTTTAAATAACAAGCCTACGGGCAGAAAGGAAAATTATGCACTTAAAATTCATCACAGATAACTGGCAGATGCATAATTTTCAACCAGTAATTAATTTTTTAACAGAATTTAAACTAATCAATCGACATTCTTTGACAACAAGAAATTTACCTGTCGAAACTTGCGACCGAAAGAAATTGAATGTTTGCGGGAAAATTTGTAAAATAAAATTGTCCGATAAGGGCACTTCAAGTTCTGGCTGAGGGGCGGGATAAGGCGTTTTCTTGTCCCTCAACTACAAACGAGTTTGTAATTTGTAGCAATTTGTCAAATGGGGTTGACGGTATCGAACATAAGTTCTATAATTTGTTTATCGCTATCGGAAGTGCGGAATGATTGGAGGAAATCAATATGGGGGAAAATGAGGTTGAGAATGAAAACGTAAACGAATTTTACAAGGAAAAAATTTATGAATTGGTCGCTCATTGCGATAATGAGAGGTGGCTTAGAGCTATCTTAACGTTTATAAAAGAACTATTAAAGTAAAAGAAAGCCAAGGGTTTGCGCATTGCCCTTGGCTTTTCTTTACTTCTGACTTGTGATTGAATCAATGAATTTTTCCAATGCATTCCATCCGGTATCATCCATTTTCGATAACGCCACGATCAAACGTTTTTTAAAATCTGAATCTTCACATTTAAGTACGTCTGCGAGCATCTTTGAAATCTGCTCGTCTTTGGTTTCTGGGATAAACATTTCGCCGTTTCCAGTTCGTAACCAATCTTCATTGACATTTTCATTTCGTAACATGATTATATGTTGTTCTGTTACGTTTCTGCGTCCTGATTCAATATCAGAGACACCAGACTTGGTTATTCCGAGAATCTTTCCAAATTCTTCTTGGCTTTTTCCCATAGCCTTGCGAAGTTCTTTCATTCGCTCATTCATAATCTCACCTCTCTTTCTACATAGAACTATACCATACGCAAACAGAATTGTAAATAGAAAAAGTTCGCAAACGGAACAAAAACATGTTGACACAGTTCTGAAAGCGTGATATATTATACGCATACCGAACAAAAACAACATTAAAAGTTCGGCAGAAAGGAGTGATACGGTGAGCGAACAGGAAAAGAAAGTTGTTGAAAAACTCAAAGAAGCCATTCCAAAAATGAACGACTTTCAGAAAGGCTACGTTCTTGGCATGGTTGAGGGTTCAGCAAGCGTTTCAAAAAATCAGCCAGTAGAAGAGACTGGGAACTCAAAAACAGAAGAATAGAAAACAAGATATTGATAGTTGAGAAATTTGTCGGAATTTGCAGATTAAATGTGTTTGTAACACAGGAAATCAGTTGATACAATGAATATGTGATGGCGGCGGTTGACAAGTTACTATGTGAGACTTTTCAAGTCTATTTCTCGTAAGTATATTAGGATGATGAGACCATCCTGCTCGTAAGTACTTTTAATCTACCGTCTGGCAGTTTTATCATTAGTGTAATGTTTAACGACTTTCCATATAGTAAATGAAAGGTCGACATAGAAGTAAAGCGTGGGAAAATCAATTCCACTTGCTTTCCATCCTATAAATGAAACAATCACTATGATAACGTCCATATAAAACTCCTTTCGGAATCATGTCCGCCATCACGTATTCATTGTATCAACAAAGCAGAATAGAGACAACCAGTATTTTCCAACTATCAAGCGGTAGTTGGATTTTTTATTGCAAAAAATCCGGAAAGGAGCCAAATGAACGAAGTAGAAACAGGCAAAATGCAGACACCAATCGAAATTGCACTTGGCATTGACGAAAACGGAATGACTACAGCAAAGAAGTTGTATGAGTTCTTGGAAATGGACAGCCGCAACTATTCCAGATGGTGCAAAAGCAATATCACCGAAAACGAATTTGCCGAGGAAAACGTTGATTATTGGGCATTCGTCATTAATGAAGAATGGGGTGGGCAAGCTACAACAGATTACAAACTCACAGCTCATTTTGCAAAGAAACTTTCTATGAAAGGAAATGGAGCGAAAGCAGAAGAAGCACGAGATTATTTCACAACCTTGGAAGAACGTGTGAAACAAAAGGTGATTGACCTTAACCAGTTATCGCCGGAATTACAGATGTTCCAAAAGATTTTTAATTCCGTAGCAGAACAGCAGTTGGAGCAGAAGCGTCAGGCAGAGCAGTTAAATCATGTGGAACAGAGAGTTGAGAGTATCCGTGAGGTAGTTGCACTTGATACAACATCATGGAGAGAAGATACGGGAAACATTCTTCGGAAGATCAGCATGGAACTTGGCGGTGGACAGGCATATAGCCAGGTAAGAACTGAAAGTTATGAACTGCTTTCAAAGCGCATGGGTGTAAATCTGAAACAGCGATTAACCAATAAGCGCAGAAGAATGGCTGACGAGGGTATCTGTAAATCAACCAGAGACAAATTATCCTATGTGGATATTATTGCAGAGGATAAGAAACTGATTGAGGGATATACAGCCATTGTAAAAGAAATGGCAATCAGATACGGAGTTGGAAAGGATTAACAGGAGGTATTCATGGATAGACAAATGAACATTGCTTTAAGAAAGACATTAGATCAGATCGGCGTAAAACATAGCCTTAAGGGTTACGGTTACATAATAAGTGCGGTTGAGAAATGTCTTGAAAACAGAAGTAAACTTATCAGCATTATTAAAGGACTCTATACTGAAATCGCAGAAGAAAACAGCGATACAGTCTGGAGAGTAGAAAGATCAATCCGGCACGCGATAGAAGTTACTTGGACAAATGGAAATACAAATGCGATCAACAAAATTTTTGGCTATACGGTTTCAGTGGGAAAAGGAAAACCGACAAATTCAGAGTTTATCGCGTTAATAACAGATTTTGTTTCCTTGTATGGTGATGAGATTGCCAATGGTTCCTATAAATGGTAGGAGTGAGGTAAGGTAATTGAAATGATCGGCACCGTTGTTTTTCTGTTTTGCATCTGCATTGATGCAACGGAGTATCCGGTTACTGCCATACCTGTATTGATTGGATTGCTTCTTATTTATATAGGAACAAAAATAGATGGGGAGTGGCAGGAGTATACAGAAGAGATCGTAGATTACGATTACAGAAGTGAGTCTGATGACGATGACGGTATTACCTATATCACATTTGACACAGATTACAGCAAAGAAAAAGAAAAGGAATCATCCCAACCGACCAAAGCAGAATGATTCCAGTTCAAGCAATAGCATAAGCTATTTGCGCCTATTTTAGCACGAGAAAAGAGGAAAATCAAATATGGATGAAAAAATGAAAAACAATAATGTTTTACTTACCGGGAAAATTGTTTCAGAACCGGAATATAGCCATGAGGTATATGGAGAACAGTTTTACAACCTGTTTCTTGATGTGAACAGAAAAAGCGATATTGCAGATGTGATTCCACTGACAATTTCAGAAAGATTATTTGACGTGAGTAAGGAATGCATTGGGACTGTGATAAGCGTTTCCGGTCAATTACGTTCTTTTAATCGGCACGAAAATAGCAAAAATCGTTTAATATTGTCTGTTTTTGTTCGTGATATTGAAATAATCACTGATGAGTATGAGGACGAAAATGAAATCATGCTTGATGGGTTTATCTGCAAAGATGTTGTTTACCGGAAAACACCGCTTGGACGTGAGGTTGCAGATGTTTTGATCGCAGTCAACCGCTCCTACGGAAAATCAGATTATATCCCATGTATCTACTGGGGTAGGAATGCGAGATTTGCATCTACGTTTCCGGTTGGGACTCATGTGCAATGTATTGGACGTATTCAGAGTCGTGGGTACATCAAGAAATATGAAGATGGAACAGAGGAACAGCGGACAGCCTACGAGGTGTCTGTAAGCAAAATAGATGTATTGGAGGGAAAATAATATGGCAGAGAATATGATTACAATTCCGGCAGAGGAATATGCAGATTTGATCGCAAGCAGGACAAGGTTACATACAGCCTGCAAACTGATAGCAAACGAGCACAGAAAAGATGTTGAGTTGTTTGGTTCAAAGTCAACATCAATCAATTCAGAGTTGATCGAAACTGCGCTCGGATATGTTGAAGATAAAACACTTCTTGATGCGGCATTTCAGAAATATAGAGAGAAAAAGGAGCGTGAAACAGAATGAGAATGATTTTAAAGTCGTTACATCTTGAAAATTTCAAAGGTGTAAAGGATAAGACATACGAATTCGGAAAGACAACAAGGGTTTTCGGCATGAACCGGAGAGGAAAGACCACAATCGGGGCGGCGTGGTACTGGCTGATGTCTGATAAGAACTATGAACTTGTAAGTAACCCAAACATTAGACCGGACAATATAGAAGATTGCATTCCAACCGTTACTGCAGATGTTGATGTGGACGGAAAAGAGATTACTCTTTCCAAGATGCAGAAACGCAAAGTCGGAAAGCCGGATGCAAATGGAGTTTCAAAAGTTACGATCACAAATACATATGAGATTAATTCTGTGCCTAAGACAGAACGTGATTTTAAGGCATATCTGGAAGAATTAGGGTTTGATTTTGGCAAATTTCTCATTTGTTCACACCCGAATGTATTTACAAAAGACTTGTCGTTGAAGAAAAAGCAGGACGAAATGAGAAAATCATTATTCGCTATGGCAAGCGAAAAAACAGATTTAGAGATTGCGCAAATGAATAAAGAAACTGCGGATGTTGCCAAATTGCTTGAATCCTACAAATTTGAAGAGATTGAAGCCATGAACAATGCTTCCAAGAAGAAAGCAGTTGAACAGTTAGATGCGATTCCTAATCAGATCATCGGTTTGGAGAAAGCGAAAGTTGATATTGATGTGGCGGAGCAGGAGTTGGCAAAGGCTGATCTGGCAAGAAAGATTGCGGAGATAGACGGTAAGATTGCAAATACCGGAAGTACCATTGGAGATTTGAGAAGCAGAGAAATGCAGTTGCAGTTCGATATGTCCGGCATCATGCAGACTATGAACAGAGAGTTGTTCAACCAGAGAACTGATATTGATGCTGCCATGTGCGGTTGCATCAATGAGTTAGACCATTTCAAGGCGACTATTTCTTTGAAAGAGAAACAGATTGCCGATAACGAAAAGGCTATTTCTGATGCCGATGCTGAACGTAAGGACTTATACGTAAAATACAATGCCGAGAAAGCCAAGGCATTTGATGAAACACCATATCAGTTCGATGAATCTAAGTGGGTATTTGACGATTCTACGACTGTTTGCTCTTTGTGCGGACAGAAACTGCCGGATGATAAAATCGAGCTGATTAAGGCAGATTTTGAAGCAAGAAGGGAAAAAGCAAAGGAAGATTTATTTAGAAAACTTGCTGATGCGAAAAGGAATTTTATTGAACAGACAAATTCAAATATGGAAAATATCAAATCCAAAGGTTTTGAACAGAAACGCATCATCGAGGATTTGACCAAAAAGAATGCAGAGTTGCAGCAGTCTATTGAATCCTTGGAGAAACAGGAACAGGAAACACTTGCGAAGAAAGAAGAACTTTCCAAACAGTTGTCACAGTTGCCGGAAGAAACTGATTATTCGCAGAATGCCGAGTATGTGAAGCTGAAAGCCGAACATGACAAGGTTCTTGCGGAACTTGCAAAAACTGATTCTCTTGACCATGACGAGCTAATGTTCCAGTTTGAGGAAGAAAAAGCCGATTTGCAGGCACAACTTGACAATGTGAATAAGATCATCGCGCAGGCTGAAAACAATGTTCGCATTGATGAACAGATTGCGGATATGCAACAGAAACAGCGTGAGTATGGACAAGCAAAGGCAGATGCCGAGAAGATTCTTTATCAGCTCAAAGAGGTTTCAAAGCGAAAGAATGAGTTGCTTGTTGAGGAAATCAATCAGCATTTCGGTATTGTACGTTGGAAGTTGTTCGATTTCCAGAAGAACGGAGAATATAAGGAAGTTTGTATTCCTACGGTACTTGATGAAGAAACCGGCATTTATAAGGTATTCGGAGACACAACAAACACTGGCAGGGAAATTGAAGCAAAGATTGATATTTGCAACAGTTTTCAGAAGTTCTTTGATATGTATGTCCCAATCTTCCTTGATGGTGCAGAAAGTATCAATGACGAATATGTACCGGCTGTTGATACGCAGTTAATTCTTCTTACAGTATCAGAGGACAAGCAGTTGAAAGTGGAGGGCGTGTAAATGTCAAGAGTAGGAATTGGAAACAACGTCACGCAGCCGGATGCACGGTGTATGTCATGCAAGCGTTGGAAGAGTGCAAGTAAGAGAGGATTCTTTGGTTTTGCGGAATCCGGACATTGTTCTCTTCCGTATTGTGAGAGAGACGCAAAAAATAAAGGAAAGAGAGGTCGTGTACATGGATGATATTGAAAAGTTGAAGGCTGAAAACTCGGATTTGCGAACAAAGGTAGACGAACTTAATAGTAATAAATATTGCCTTGAAGGAGAACTTAGAAAAGCCACAGAAACAAACGAACGACTTTTGCGGATTGTTGAGAATTTGTCAAAGGGACATTAAAAAAGGAGGGTTACGATGCAGTATATCAAAGCAAAATTTCCAAACAGCACCAGAAGTTATACATACCGCACCGAGGATAATGTAAAAGCCGGTGACATGGTTGTAAATGCCAAGGGTGCAAAGCTGACGGTTACGGATGAAACCGTGGATATGAAGTGGGTGGAAACATACGGTGCTGATAAGGTGGCAGTTGTGAAGAAGTGTGATGAACCGGAAAGCGGTGGTGACGATGAGAGTTAATCCATGTAGATATTGTGCATTGTCTGTAAACCTTAATGGAAAGCATTGTTCAAGGTATTCTTCCGAAGAGTGTACAAAATGCGAGAACATTCAAAAACACAGGGAATACCTTTTGAGCCAGCGAAAATTCGCAGAGGGTGAGCAGATTACAAGCATTGAGGAACTTTTGAAACAGGAATGGGTAATGTGGTATCACAGTACAAAGCACATAGAGGTTATCAAGAATATGCAACTCAATCTTGTTTTGAAATTTCTTAAAAATGGAGCATTTAAAAAAGCAATAAGGAAAGAAAGCGAGGAAAAATAATTATGGCAGAGAACACAGCAGTAGCAAAGGCAGAGGAAAAGAAAGAGGTTGCGCGCAGCAACAAAGTTACAGATTACAGTCTTGGAATTTTCGGAACATCAGATAATTTCATCATGGCGATGCAGATGGCAAAGGCACTGGCAAGTTCCACAATCGTTCCGCAGACATTCCAGAAGAACGATGCGAACTGTCTGATTGCCATTGAACAGGCACAGCGGTTAAGAGTTAGTCCACTTATGGTCATGCAGAATCTGTATGTTATTCAGGGCAGACCGAGTTGGAGCAGTAAATTTCTGATTGCCGCAATCAATAATTCCGAAAAATTTGATATGGAATTGCAGTTTGACGAAGCAAAGGACAAGAACGGCAAGCCATTCTCATGTACGGCTTGGACTATGAAAAATGGTCGCAGGGTTGAGGGCATGGAAGTAAATATGGATATGGCAAAAGACGAGGGTTGGCTTGGCAAGAACGGTAGCAAATGGAAAACCATGCCGCAGTTAATGCTTCGGTATCGTGCCGCATCTTTCTTCTCTAGTCTGAATTGTCCAGAGCTGACAATGGGATTGTATACGAAAGAAGAAATGCAGGACAACGATTTCAAGGAATATCCAATGGAAGATTTGCAGGAGCAGGTCAAAAGAGATATTGCCGAGAACGCCAATTCAGAGGATTTTGTTGTAGATGCGGAAGCAAAAGAAGTTGAAAGCGCAGCAGTCGAAGCGGAAGTTGTTGAATCGGCAGAGAATGACGAGAATTTGCCGGACTTTATGAAAGATTAGGAGGTTGCCATGAGAGTTATATCGCAGGACGGCACAATTGATGTACCGTATGAAATCAGTTCTTTGAGCATGGCAGTCGGGAAATATGAGAATGTTGAACACGCAGCTATCTTTTGCAACAACTCTTCGACAGCAATGGTAACAAAAATGGCTGGATACAGTTCCAAAGAAAAAGCCAAGAAAGCTATGGAAATGCTTAGAAACAAGTACATGGAATATACAAGTACAAATTATTTAAAAATTTTTCAGTTCCCGGCAGAGGAAGAATTGGAGTAGGGTATGATACTTAGAGTTTTGGGTTCAAGTAGTTCCGGCAACTCATACGCATTGATTTCAGACAATGGAGAAATCCTTGCCATTGAAGCCGGATGTAAATTTCTTGATTTTAAGAAAATGATTGATTGGAAAATAGCAAATGTTTCCGGTTGCATTGTAAGTCACGAACACGGAGACCATGCGCGCTACATAAAAGATTTCATGAAATCCGGCATTCCGGTTTACACGGCATTTGAAACACAGACCGCACTTGAAACCATAACCGGAGAGCGTACAATAGCCATTCCACCAAGAAGAACACGGCAAATCGGCAATTTTACGGTTACACCATTCAATGTACCGCATGATACAGAAATCGAGTGCTACGGCTACTTAATAGAGCATGAGGAAATGGGTAAGTTGTTATTCTTGACCGACTTGGAATATTGCAAATACGATTTTTCAAACCAGATGGTAAATCATATTCTTTGTGAAGCCAACTATGATATGCAATTTGTCAATCGGGACGAGCCAAACTATGAACACCGCCTACGAGGTCATATGAGCCTTGATACGGCACTTAAATTTATTTCTACTAACGATAACCCGGCATTGAGAAATGTCGTTCTAATACACTTATCAGATAAAAGCGGAGATTCGGCACTATTCAAACAAAAGACAGAAGTAACAGTTAAATACGGAGCAAATGTTTATATAGCGGAAAAAGGATTGGAAGTTGATATGAACCTTTGCCCGTTCTGATGGTTGCAACACCTTGGAGCAATCCTAAAAGAAACCCATTCATGCGGTATCTGAAATTTTGGCAAGGAATTTAATATATCACGACTAAATCGTAAGCCATGAGATACCTTTGGCGGTTGCTAAAAGTGACCGCCAGAAAGGAGAATACGTGTTAATAATTGAGGATAAAGGACAGAAAGAGGGCTTGCATATCCTTAAGAATAGATATTTCAAAAGCCACGATATGGAAGTCTTGCGTGCACCATTGCCGGTTGGAGATTACATAATTGCCACAGACAAGGTAACGGATGTTATCCGTAGAAAATCAGCTAGAAAAATGGAACTTAAAAAGATGGATTTTCTTGGCACATATGATGTTTCCGTTGACACGAAAAAAGACATGCAGGAAATTGCTGGGAACATCTGTGGAAGAGCACATCCGAGATTCCGTGACGAGTGTATTTTGGCGCAGAACAACGGAATTAAGTTATATGTGCTTATTGAAAATACAGACAAGGTGTATTCCGTCAATGATGTATTTACATGGCATAATCCTCGAGTGGACCGGTATAACAATATTGCATATATGCACACACTTGGAAAATTGCTGAATGTATCGCTACCGAAAACAAAGCCGACATCTGGCAAGGTATTGGCAAAAGCTATGTTGACAATGCAACTTAAGTATGGCGTTGAGTTCGTATTTTGTCGCCCGGAAGATGCTGGGGCAAAGGTTATTGAATTGCTTGGAGGTAGTGAAAATGGCGGAGAATAAGCGGTATTACTGGCTTAAACTGATGGATGATTTCTTTGATAGCAAACGAATCAAAAAACTCCGAAAGATGGCTGGTGGCGATACATATACGATCATCTATCTTAAGATGCAGTTGTTGTCGTTGAAAAAAGGTGGCTATCTGGAATATTCCGGATTGGAAGATGAATTTTACAAAGAGATCGCCCTTGATATTGACGAGGACGAAATCAATGTTCAAGTAACGATTCAGTATCTTCTTTCCTGCGGATTGCTTGAAACATCAGATTCCATTGAGTACAAGTTGCCATTTGTGCAAGATAACCTAGGAAGTGAGACTGCAAGTACCAGAAGAAGTCGTAAATCTAGGGAAAATGCACAAAAAGCGTTGCAATGCAACAGTGGAGCAACGGAGTGCAACATTTTGCAACAAAATTGCAATGTAGAGATAGATATAGAGAAAGATATAGATATAGATATAGAGAAAGAAAATACAAAAGAAAGCGTGCCTGCATCTGATTTGGACTTTGACGCGGAATGGGGATGGGAATACACGATCAATGCATATCCAAAGAAAACGTCGTTAACGTCTGCCAAGGTAGCATGGATGGACAAGCTTTTAGAAGTTATCGAGCCGAACAGGAAAGCCGTTGCAAAGCTGATATATGAGGCTACAGTGGCATATGTTACTGACTATATAGAGAAGAATCCGGATGATACAAATTATCGTTATATTCCGAAATATGGTGATTGGCTGAAAGAGGATTGCGATTACTGGATTCGTCAAGTTGAGAAACGAAAGCGAGGTGAGAGCAGTTGACGGAAGCAGAAATTGGAGTGATCGGATGTGTATTGATTGACAATGATTCCATGTACAAGGTTTATAACAAATTGAAGCCGGAAATGTTCAGCTCTGAATTTTGCCAAGATGCTTTTGCTGAAATGCTTGCCATGTATGATCGTGGAGAAAACATTAATGTCGTTTCACTGTCTCAGACACTTGAAAACCACAAATGGGAGCCGGAAATAATTGCAAGCGAATTGAAAGAATGCATTTCTGTCACCCCAGTCTCAACGGCAATAAAAAGTTATGCGGATGCAGTTGTTAAAGATTGGCGAGCAAGAGAAACAAAAAAAATTTTTCAAGGAGTGAGCCTTAGACCGTGTGATATTGACAATTCTATAGCTGAAGTTCTCACGAAACTCGAAGAAATCCAAGAAAACAAAACCGTTCACTCAAAAACTATGAAGCAGATTGTTGCAGAAAATAAAGGGAATTATTTCAATGAGCATGTAGGCGAGGGATTGATAAAAACTGGATTTTATCGAACGGATGATTGCCTTGGCGGCTTGGAAGGCGGAGACGTTACTGTAATTGGCGCAAGACCGGGAGTTGGAAAATCTGCAATCGTTACGCAAATGATCGGGCAGATGGCAGAAAAGGATTACAACATTGGCTACTATAACCTTGAAATGAACGAATCACAGGTGTATGAGCGTTTCGTTTCTCGAATGTCTGAAATCGGTCTAACAAGGGTTCGCCGGGCAAAGGCTTTTCTTGGTGGGGAGAAAGAAGCATTCGACAAGGCGAATGAAACACTTTCCGGGTATAGCATCACTATTTCAACCGGCGCGAAGTCGGTAAGTGAAATTCGGGCAGAATGCAGGCACCAAAGATATGATGTGATCGTGATTGACTACTTGCAGTTAATCAAGGCTGATCGAAGATTCGGTAACCGTGCATCCGAGGTCGGAGATATTTCAAAAGCTATCAAAGCCTTGGCTATGGAACTGCATGTGCCAATTATCGTGCTGTCTCAGCTTAATCGAATATCAGAGATGAGAGAAACAAAAGAGCCAACTATGGCAGAATTGAGAGAATCCGGAGACGTTGAGCAGGATGCATCAAACATTATCTTGTTATGGAATCTTGATGAGGATGGTCAATATAAGGGATGGAAAATTGAAAAGCAAAGGCAGGGAACACATTTAAAAGAAGTTCTCCAATTTGACGGCGATCACATGAGATTCATTGAGCGAACCGAAACCATTGAACAGATTCAAGCACGGATGCGACAGAAAGACGGTTTCCGAGAAGTATGTGGCAGCACACCATTTGATTAAAAGGTGAATGATTATGGCAAGTAAGAAATTTGAAAAAGGTTCCGAAGAATGGCAGTTTTTTAATGACTATTATAAATTCCGGCAGCAGTTTTATGAAGCTGATAACGAAGATGAGTGGTTCCAAGGAATGATGGAAGCAGGGGAAATGCTAATTAAAAAATATGCACGGACAAATATATCAAAATATGTTCAAAGTCTTGTATTTAGTCATTTTGAAGATGTTGAGAGGAGATGGAAAAGCAAATGAGTAATGCATTAGTGAGAAAGAAAAAGCGGATGCAGCCACTTGGGTATTCCAAAAGTGAACTGATTGGAATACAGAAATATGCCAAGGCACAGAACAATGCGGACTATTTGATTACAGAATCTTATTATAACGTTCGCATGATGGCATACCAGGCACTTCATGATATGTTTGGATTCGGTCAGAAAAGAATTATCAGAGTAGAACAGACGATTGAAACGTATTTAGGAGATTCCGAAAAGGATGGAATGTCAGCAGAAGAGCTTGGATATTTCATGAAAACAAAATGCGGTATTGATGTGCGGGAAGAAACCAATAAGATTCCGTATCGTGAGAGCTTTTATCTGGTAGAGAGAAAGATTGCACCGAACTGCATGATACAGGCAAATAAGTTTTTACTGGCACAGGTATTTAATTATTTTGCTATGTTGGGTGTCTGCCTTAAAACACAGTTTAAATTTTCGGGAAATCAGATCAGACAGGTTTATGAGAGAATCAGATATTTGATTAACTGCCTTGCTACCGGATATGAAACCATGACGGGGATCGCAAGTGTACTGGAATGGGAATGTAAGTACATTGATAAGCGGTTTATCGGAAAGACGTATGAAATATAGGAGGAATGGTTGATGGACAAGTTAGCTGTGGAACTGCAGGATGGATATTTTGTGGAGATTGATTCTCTGAATTACACCCTGAGGTAGAGATACGCCGGACAGGATAAGGACGGCAACGAAAAAGAGAGTGTTCGAACAATCGGATATTTTGGAGACATGAAACAGTGCATTAAGGCTTTGTTAGAGCGTTATCCGAGGGAGTTATCTGAAAAGGCACAGATTTCCTTTAGTGAATACTTAGAACTGTTGGATAAGGCTTATACGAGGTCAGAACAGCTTGTAAACAATCTTGGAAAATGACGGAGGTATAAATTGCACAGAGAAAGTAAAGAGAGACGCAGAATCATAGCAGAGATGGAAAACCGTCAGACGAGAATACAAAAGCATCCAAACCCGGATGCATTGAGAGATTTTAATGAAGTACCGTATCAGTTGCGGTACGGGAAGGAGAAGAAAGATGCTGAATAAAGAAAAATACGCGGAAGAGATTTTAGATATTGCATGTGATGGAGGCAATATTGCGTTAATTAATGGAAAACTGGAAAAATGCATGGGAGTCTGTGATAAATGCGATTTTTGCGATAATGACATTAGAAATGCTGGTCGTTGCAGAGAAAAAGCAAAAGAATGGGCGAACAGCCAGTATGTTGATTGGAGCGAAGTTCCAGTCGATACACCGATTTTGGTCAGAGATTCTGAACTTTTTGCGTGGAGCAAAGAACATTTTGCAAAATATGAAGATGAAACGGTTTATATATGGGATTACGGAAAAACGTCATGGAGCACATACGACGGTAAAATGAGTAGCTATAAATATGCTATGTTACCAGAAAGTGAGGAAAGTGATGGAAGATAGATATTTATGCAAAGCAAAACGAACTGATAACGGCGAATGGGTTATTGGCGGTTTGGTACGATATGGATTTACCGGAAGAGAAAAATACTATATCGTTCCTAATTACGCATCAGATTTATATGCTCTGCAAATTGATCCGTCCACAATTTGTTGGTGCACCGGACTTAAGGACAAGAACGGCAAGCTGATTTGGGAGAATGATATTTGTGACAGAAAAGAAGAATATCCGGAAATAGTAAAATATAATAATGGCGATTGGACGCTTGATTATAGTTATTCAAAAGGCAAAGAAAGCGGATATTGCTACTGTAATTTAGGATTTTATGCACTTGAACGAAAGTGCGTTGAAGTTATCGGCAACAAATTTGACAATCCCGAGTTGTTGGAGGTGTAGGAATGATTAAAGGTAAAAAAGTAACCATGAATGATAAGTATTATGTATCGGAGAAGAATAAAGGCAAGGTATTTAAGGTTGTCAGCGAGCCGTACAACATGTGTGGAACGATGGTTGTTAAATTAGAAGGATTTGCCGGATGCTATGCCTTGGATGGGTTGACGGAGGTGCAGAAATGAGTAACAACACAAATATAATAATATCACAGGCTTTAATGATGAGAATTAAAAATTATGCAGAAAGAGCATTGGATAGAAAAGATGTAACAGTTGATATAGCTATGGCTGAAATACGCTGTACGGTTGACGCTTATGACGAATATTTTCATACAGGCAGACTGCCAGTAAGAAAGGAGTAGCCATGACAGAGAACGAAAAGCTTGTAAGAGACGAGACGGAAGCTATTGAATGTCTGAAAAGTAATAAGCCGACAAGTGGATACCTGATGTTACAAGAATCTATTGACATGGCAATCAAAGCACTGGAAGAAATCCAGAAGTACCGTGCAATCGGTACAGTAGAAGAATGCAGGGTGGCGGTGGAGAAACAGACGGCAAGGAAAGGAATAAGAGAAAAGATAAAGAAAGGATACAATAGAGGAATGCATCACTATTATTGTCCTGTTTGTTACGAGAAGGGAGATTTAAGAAACAAGTATAATGTCGGGTCATATTGCAGTGACTGTGGTCAGAAATTAGATTGGAGCGATAAAGAATGAGTGAAGAATTGAAACCATGCCCGTTTTGTGGCAGTACAAAACTAAAGATAGACAAAAAATCTGTTTTGGACAGGCACACAGGGCTTGGAGTAAGACTTGAAAGACATACATATTCAGTTAGGTGCAATGTATGTCATGCAAGAGGTAGAAGTATTGGAGGTATTGTCGTTGATGAAAAAGATGCCTTAGCGAGCTGTTATAAACATACAACAGATAAAGAATTGGCGGAAAGAGCAATGGCGGGATGGAACAGGAGGACGAGCGATGAGACTGATTGATGCTGATGCACTAAAGAAAGATTTAAAATCGGTTACTTTAAGCAATGGAACTTTAGTAAATACAAATGCAGTATTGTATTTACTAGAAGAATATCCGACCGCCTATGACCCGGACAAGATTGTGGAGCAGTTGGAAGATAGAAAAAGCCTTATGCTGGAAACACTTAAAATTTCAGAAGCAGACATTGATAGAGGAAGAATTTACGGAATGGACAAAGCAATCGAGATTGTGAAAGGTGGCGGTGCAGATGGCAATTAAACCGATTTTATTCAATACGGAAATGGTTCGGGCAATTCTGGACGGAAGAAAGAGTTGTACCCGGCGTATATGCAAAGATGCAAATGAGTATACCGTACCGGATATGGATTTTTACAATGCTGACAGGCGGACTTATGCAGTACATAACTTTGTTGATAAGGAGCATATGGAACAGTTAAGTACGGCGGAGAGAACCTGTCCTATCTGTACGGGCGATATCCTGTATGTCCGAGAAACGTGGAAAAAGGCGCCGAACGGATACTATTACTACGAAGATTGGCAAAGAAATGACATTGCCGATGTTACAAAGTGGAAACCATCCATCCACATGCCGAAAGAAGCTGCACGTATCTGGCTTAAAGTTACGGATGTGAGAGTGGAGCGGTTACAGGAGATTGACGAGGATGGAGTGTGGGATGAAGGATTTAAATTTAAACCGCCATGCTTAACCAGAGTATCAGCAGATGGACATACTTGCGATTTAGATGGTCCATGTATGAGCAGTATTAAATATTGCGACATGACTATGGGAGAGTTGTTTGGTAGGGAATTGTGGAACAGCACCATCAAGAAATCCGACATTGACCGCTACGGTTGGGATGCGAATCCGTGGGTGTGGGTAATTGAATTTGAGCGGTGCGAGAAGCAGGAGGAAATATGAAATGGGAATGACAAGAAATCAACTTGCCTTAGTGCGATATGTGGCTGAAAACAATATACAAAAAGCAAAAGATGCAGCTCTTTGCTGTTGCACTGAGGATACAACTCAGAAAAATCATTATGCAGTCACAAAATATCAAAGTTTGTTACGATCTGGTGGAATGAATCTTATGGAGCTACCAGCAAATGTTTCCAGTTTTGCAACGATGGAAGATCTGACAAATACATACTTAGAAAGCAGATATTATCTGACCAATGAAGAAAAGGAATTATTCGAACTGATCAAGAACATGAATGATGTGAGTTTACAGCTTATGGAGAAACAGATCCCGTATCTGAATGCAACATTGCTCTATGGCGAGAGTGGAGTCGGAAAGACGGCTTTTTCCAGATATGTAGCATATAAACTTGGAATGCCGTATTTATATGTGAATTTTTCAAGAATGCTTGATAGTTATCTTGGTGGAACTGCAAAAAATCTCACGAATCTGTTTAATTTCATAAACCAGCATCAATGCGTTGTAATGTTGGATGAAATCGACAGCTTGGCAGTAAAGAGGGAATATGGTGGTGGCGGTGCAAGCGCAGAAATTTCCAGAAGCACTACATGTTTATTACAGCTATTAGATTCCGTTACGAATGACCACGTAATTATTGCCGCAACAAACCTTATGGATGATGTTGATACCGCAGTGAAGCGTAGATTTACAGAAAAGCATGAGTTACATAGGCTTTCAGCGGAAGACAATGAGCGGTTTATCAGACAGTACCTTGACGATGCAGGGTTTTCTTATGATTTGGATTCTGTTAGAAAGTATGCTGCAGAAAATCATTCACAAGCTGAAATTATGACGCATGTAACAAGAAGCATTGCAAGTACGCTTATTAACAAGTGGGAACTGGTAATGTTGTAAACTGAAATAGAGGTAGTATATGAAAGAATTTCCGATTATGACAAACAAAGGGAAGGAATATATTCCCTACGATATCATTAAACCGCATGAAGAACAGGCATTAAAAAACCATTGTGGACAGACATTAGACAGATTAGCAGCCAGAGGAGGTCTGTCTTGGGCGGAAGCCTATGCTGTTCTGACAGACAGTAAGTTCCCTCATAGAGATCAGTATATTTCGGAAGAATTTTACGAGAAAAAGGTAAAAGAGATAGTGCAGTGAAGAAAGGAAGAATTATATGGCTAAAGCAGTATTGGTTATGGATAATCCGGAAGATTGCACCATGTGTAAGTTTTGGAACTCAAAAGATGACGAGTGTTATGCAACTGGCGTTGAAGAGCTTTCATTAAATAGTGAAGAAGCAAAGCCGGATTGGTGCCCGCTCCGGGAACTGCCAGAGAAAATGAAAGTGTGCGGAAAATATCCACAGCCGGACAGGATTGCACCATCATATAAAGTTGGTTGGAATGCCTGCTTAGATGAAATTTTGAAATAAAAAAGGAGTGAGAGGTTTGCCATTAGATTGGATGATTTAAAAGCAATAAAACGATGAATTTGTTGTATAAAACGCAACATAAACAAATTCAAAATGCGCTATTGTAGATATGTGCATGGAATATCAGAAAGGAGCCGAACCTCCGGCCGGGGCAACGATATATCGGGTTCCTTTTGAAGAAAATGAGAACAGTATTGAAATATCCGGGAAGTAAATGGAACATTGCTCCCCGATTGGTGGAACTGATACCGGAACATCACAGCTATGTAGAGCCGTTCTTCGGCAGCGGGGCCGTGTTATTTAATAAGCCGGTATCTGATATCGAAACGATTAATGATCTGGATCATGACGTTGTGAATATCTTCCGGTGTATACAGGAGGATGCGGATCGTCTGGCCAGAATGGTAATGACTACACCGTTCAGTCGTGAAAAATATGAGGATACATATAAGCTGGATGCATGGGAGTTAATGATGCCGGATGAACCGTATCATAAAGCATTACGATTTTTAATCCAGTGTTGGCAGGGGCACGGGTTCCGTACCAATGGAAGCAAGGTAGGATGGAAAAATGATGTACAGGGCAGAGAAAAAGCTTATGCATTATGGAACTGGTACCGTCTGCCGGAATGGATCATTGACATAGCGGAACGGTTGCGCATGGTACAGATCGAGAACCGCCCGGCGGTGGAAGTGATTGAGAGATTTAATTACAGCAATGTTTTTATGTACATTGACCCACCGTATGTTTTGAGTACCAGAGCAGGAAAACAATATAAACATGAGATGACAGATGCGGATCACGAGGAATTATTGAAAGCGTTACTGCAGAGTAAAGCAAAGATTATGATTTCTGGTTATGAGTCAGAAATGTATAACGACTATCTGAACGGATGGGAGAAAAAACAGTTTTCAAGCTGTGCGGAGCACGGAAAGCCGCGGAAGGAAACGGTGTGGATGAACTATGAGCCGGATCCACAGATGAAACTTAGTTTTTCGGAGGTGCTACCATGAAATTATTTGATAAAGTAAAATGCAAAGGCTTCTATAAACCATTTAAAGACGGAAGATGGCTGTATCTCGACAGGGAGACATTAACTGCTGATGCAATGGACAATAATCTGTCAGATGGAAACAATGATGGCACTGTCGAAAAGAACGTTGAATATATCGAGAAAACCTATTTCAAACACGTTGACAGGAATTTTATAGGTGTAATTGTTGGATATAAGGATATTATTGTCAATGGTTATCTTGATGCGGTTTACCAAGAGGAATGTGATGTAGGTGTCGGAGTTATTCCAGAAGCGTTTTATGTATCGAAAAGAGCAAAAGAAACAGTAAAATGTGCTGTTGTTTATTATGCGAACAATTTAAAACATTATGTTCCATTGGAAGATTTGGAGGTGCTGCCATGATACAGGCAGCAGAAGATAAAGTGAAAGAGTACCGCCAGTGCATCCACAGAGAAATAGAACACTGGAAAGTTATCAACCAGAACGGGTGTAATGATCCGTTCTGGTCGGATGGATGCAACATGAATCTGACACGGAATCATATCATTTATTATCAGTCAAAGATCCACGAGATCTGCACAGAAAATCAGTTGCCATTACCGGAGGAATGTTATTTTTCCATACCGCCGGAAGTGGATAATAATTATATGGCGAATCTTAAGCAGAAACCACGGGTGGAGAGATTGCGTCAGTTAGGGAGGATCATGACTGGACGCATTTACCAGTACGACGAGAACCAGATGAGTTTATTTTAGAACCAGATAACAAAACCAAGCAATCATCATACCACCTTCCGTAATAGCATATGCGGAGAGGTGGGAGATGATACGGAAAGAGAGGATCATAGATGGATTGGAATTATGACATGGACAGTTGCCCGTTAGATACAAAGGTTTTCTTACTGTCGGCAAACGACAATTTACTTTTGCCACAGCGTGAATTTGTTGGAACTCTTACACGCAAGGGACATTCTATTAGAAGAGGTAAGTGCTTTAGTGGAGATCCAGAGTATTTTTATAGAAGCAAAATTGTTGCGTGGAAGAAATATAATGCAGAAAGAGAGGAATAATTGCATGAAGTATACGGTAGAACTGACAGAAAACGGAATTAATGAAACATTGGAATTGAATGGAATAACTTACAGAAAAGAATGGACAAGGTTGGAAAATGGTTTACTTCAGTGCTCACAGAAAGATTTCTCGGAGCAGATGAGAGAGAATGGACATGATGGAGACCTTATAGAGAGAGTAGCAGAAGTATTTGACAGCTTTTTGGCATGAGACGTAGATGATATCAGGGATTGTTTGGATTAAGGAGAATGTGTAATTATGCTCAATAGCAAGGTATATACAAAAAAGTGCGTGATCTGCGGAAAAGAATACAAATCAATATCAGTCAGAGCACTTACCTGTGGAAAGGATTGCAGAAATGAATACCGCAGAAGAAAAGATAGGGAAAAAAGAAGCGTAAAAACATGTAGAAACAGTACATTAGATAACGTTTTAGGAAAAGCAAGAGAAGCCGGCATGAGCTACGGAAAATATGTGGCAATGATGGACGGTACACCGAAGATCTGGCAGGGAGAAGAATAAAATATTGGAGGATAGTGGCTTATGAAGTTTTCAAAACTGACTAAGCCAGAGCTTGAAACAATTATTGAAAACGCCAATTTCACGGAGCAGGAAGAAGAAATATTTTATCTTCTTGCCCGTGGACTTATTTCAAAAGAAATAGCCATGAGACTATGCGTATCAACAAGAACAGTGGAAAGAAGAATTTTTGATATTAAACAGAAAGTAAAAAAGTTAGAAGGTGAGTTAAACGGGAAATCTTTCAAATAGTGAGTTGTTGAATATTGCCATCGAAAATGGTATTATCAACATAGACACCATTCAGAAAAAAATTGAAATGAACGAAAGGAAAAAATTTATTGAAAAACACACTTACAGCATTTGGCAAGGAAAAGATGGAAAGTTTTACACATATTTGCCAGATGAAGATAATAAGAGAGGAAAGAGACTTGTAAAGAGAACATCTGAAAAAGCAATTGAAGATGAAATAGTAAAGTTCTATAAAGCTAAGGAGGATGAACCTACAGTTATTCAGGTATATTCTAATTGGATTTCTGAAAAACTTGAATATGGTGAAATAACAAGACAGACAAAGGACAAGTACGAGACAAATTTTAAAAGATTTTTTGAAAATAAGTATTTGCCGATTGCAAATAGAAAAATCAGGTACATTGATGAAGAAATATTGGAATCATTCATAAAAACAGCTATTTCAAAACTGGAACTTACGCAAAAAGCTTATTCTGATATGCGGATATTGATTAACGGAATTTTCAAATATGCAAAGAAAAAACATTATACCAGCCTGAGCATAACCAGTTTTATGGGTGATTTGGAAATTTCGGAAAAGTCATTTAAAAAGAACCATAAGTCAGACTGCGAATTGGTATTTTCTAAGGATGAGGAACTTTTAATTGAACGATTTGTAATGGAAGATGAGCCTACATTGATAGAACTTGGCATTATTTTGGCATTTAAAACAGGATTGAGAGTTGGGGAAATATCTACCCTCTCATGGTCTGATGTCGGAGAAAATAAGATACATATATCAAAGACAGAAATAAGATATAGAGATGATAATGGCAAATATGTATTTGATGTTCAAAATTTTCCTAAAAGTGATGCCGGGTTTAGAGATGTTATAATTACCGCAGATACCAAAGAACTTATGAGAAAAATAAAAATGCTCAATCCATTTGGGCAATATATTTTTATGAAAAACGGTAAACGAATAAAAGGTCAGGCATTTACAAGGCGGCTATATGTGATATGTGATAGAATAGGAATTGGTGAACGTTCAATTCACAAGGCAAGAAAGACATATGCAACAAAGTTGATAGATGGAAATGTTCCAGAATCGGTAATAAAAACACAAATGGGGCATACAGATATCAGAACAACTCTCGATCATTACTATTTTAATAACAAGACAGAGAGTGAAATGCAGGAATATATTGCAAAAGCATTATCAATGTAAAAGGTAACACGAGGTAACACCTTTTGAGATAAAGAAATTCAGTATTTATGCGGGTTTGAGAGAATTGATACCGAGTTCGAATCTCCCTTCCGCTACTTTATTTTTGTTTAAGAAAACCTTGTGAAGCCTTGATTTTACTGAAAGAAAGGAGTTTTTGAATGGTGTCTTTTCTAAAGGTCAAAATCAAAGGTAACACTAAAGGTAACACGAACGGATGTATGGACGCTTAATGCGTTCTTTTTTTGTTGTATTTTTTGACGGCAAACTGTCGGAATCGTGACGGTTTTGCCGCCTTTTTTTATGCAAAAATATAATCAAAGGGAGGGATGGTGGTGTTTTCGGATGAAGTTCTTGAAAAAATTTTTGCCAGAAAAGAGTTACAGTCCTTGGACTTGTCAACGCAGTCGTCTATCATACACGCAATAGAAGATGTTTTAGAGGAGGTCAAACAGGATGAATATGAGCGGAGCATACCAGAATCCGATTTATAATCAGCAGATGCAGCAATACGGGCAGCAGTACGCATACAATCCGTATATGAATCAGCCACGCATTGATAATACACAAAATTATATGCAGGCACCGCAGCAAATTCAGCAGCAGATCCCGGTTCAAACTTTTGGCATAAATGGAAAAGTAGTTCCGGCGGTAGAAAACATCACTGCCAATGATGTGCCAATGGATGGCAGCGTTGCATTTTTCCCAAAACAGGATATGACAGAAATATACGCTAAAAGTTGGAACGCAGATGGCACAATTCGCACAATCGTTTTTAAGCCAGTTTCGCATGATACTGTTAGCAATTTATCGCATGATACTGAAAAATTGAAATTTGACCTATCAGACGAGTGCACAGGTGCATTTATGCAGAAGTTTGATGAACTTTTTGGGAAGATTGAACAGATAGAAAACCGATTAGATAAAATTCCAAGCAGTCAAAGAAAAACTTCACAGGTAAAAAAGGAGAGTGATCCAGAATGAATCCGGCACAATTATTGTTAAATCAGATGATGAATTCTCCGCAGGTTCAAAACAATCCTATGGCAAAAAATGCCATGCAAATGTATCAAAGCGGAGATACAGGTGGACTTAAGACAATGGCAGAGAATCTCTGTAAAGAAAGAGGAATTACGGTAGATGAAGCAAAACAGAAAGTTATGAGCATGTTTAATCATTAGTACATTTTGGGGTGCGCGCAAAATAACCGGTTATCCCATTTGTAAATAGATCAGATGGAGGTAAACAAAATGTTTAATGGAAATGCAATTCCTAGTCTTGCTGATATTGCAGCAGTGACAGGAAACGGAAGAAACAATGATGGTATGTGGGGCGGCGATGGCTGGTGGGCTATCATTATCTTCGCTATGATCTTTGGCTGGGGCGGCTTTGGCGGCAATGGCTGGGGAGGAAACGGAGGTATGGGAGCGACAGCATCTGCATACACCGACTCTGCAATTCAGCGTGGGTTTGACACGCAGGCTATCATCGGAAAGTTAGATGGTATCACAAATGGTCTCTGTGATGGATTTTACGCACAGAATACCGCCGTTATGAACGGTTTCCACGGCGTAGATAATGCAATCTGCAACCTTGGCTACCAGACACAGCAGGGATTTAATACCACAAATGTGACACTTATGCAGGCGCAGAATGCTTTGCAGTCCCAGTTGGCTAATTGCTGCTGCGAGACCAGGGAAGCTATCCAGGGTGTAAACTACAATATGTCACAGAACACCTGTGCACTGCAGAACACCATGAACAGCAACACAAGAGACATTATCGACAGCCAGCAGGCAGGAACAAGGGCAATCCTTGATTACCTGTGTCAGGAAAAGATTTCTTCCTTACAGGCAGAAAATAATGACTTAAGAAGAGCCGCATCACAGGATCGCCAGTCTGCATTGCTCACTACTGCAATGTCAGCGCAGACACAGCAGATCATCAACGCTGTAAATCCGGCTGCAATCCCTGCATATGTTGTTCCAAATCCTAACGCTTATGCGTATGGCTGCGGATGCAACACAGGATGTAATTGCTAACAACTAAATAATTGAGTATCTTAATTGAGTTTAACTCGATTATGTCTGCTGTGCAGTATTGCTTATAAACACAAAGGGCAGACTATAATGTTTGCCCTTATTTTTTGAAAGAGAGGTAAATAATTATGGCAGAATTTACAGGGATTGCAATTCAAACTGTCGCGCAGGGAGAAGATGTTGCATTTACAGAAACTCCGGTATGCGCAACAAAATGCATTGTTCATAGACAGGGAAGTGGCATTGTTAAATTAAGAGGACTTACAAATCAGTGCCGGGCAAGATTTTTGGTATCTTATTCCGGGAACATTCAAATTCCTACCGGTGGCACAGTTGAAGCTATTTCACTGGCTATTGCAATTGACGGAGAACCGTTGCAGTCAACTCGAATGATTGTTACACCGGCGGCAGTTGAAAACTTCTTTAACGTTTCGGCGCAGGCATATGTGGACGTTCCTCGCGGTTGTTGTGTTACGGTAGCGGTACAGAATACGTCTACGCAGTCAATCGAAGTTCAGAACAGCAATTTAATTGCAGTCCGGGAAGCGTAAGGAGGGCGGTTTTATGGATATTAAGAGAATGCACGAAATGATCGAAAAACTGTCTGAAAGCGCAGAGTGTGAGTTTGCAAAAGGTATCGAATGTGTAGATACAGAAGAGATGGGAAAAGTCACGGACATGCTTAAAGACCTTGCGGAAGCCATGTATTACCGGACGCTTACAAAATCAATGGACGAAGCAGAACCAGAGCAGGTTCTTGATATGTTTGAGCGTTACGGAGACGGCAGACGGTATTATGATCGTTACCGGTATGCAGACGGCAGATTTGCGCCAAAGGGAAGAGGAACGCGGAGAGGATATGACGAACCTCCGTACTGGCACATGACACCGGAAATGTACCGGGAAATGGAACACGACCGTGATATGGATCGTTCTTCCGGCAGAATGTATTACACAGAGCCTACAATTGCGGCAGATGGCGGTATGCGTGATCGCAGAGAGGGCAAAAGCGGAATGAGCCGCAGAAGCTACATGGAAAGCAAAGAGCTTCACAAAGGCAATACGCCAGAAGACAAGGATGCAAAGATGCATGATCTTGAAAGATACATGAAAGAGCTTTCGGAGGATATGGCGGAGCTTATCTCCGACATGACACCGGAAGAGCGCACAATGACAAAGAGTAAGCTGTCAACGCTTGTTTCCAAAATGTAATGACAGGGGCAGAAATGCCCCTGTTTGTTTGAACATTGACAACTGAATATCAGCTAGTGATTTGTGGATTTGGAAATTTTTCAAAAAGGTATTGACTTGTTACATGTAACATTATATAATGTAACTCGTAACAAGGAGGTGGTTAAAATCGCACCCAAGAGCAGAGCTGATTATATGAAACAACGTAGAGAAAAGACAAGAAATTTTAGTGTTGAGCTTGACAGGGAGAAGTTTGAAAAGTTAGAAGAAAAACTTTTTGAAAAAGGAATGACTAAAAAAGAGTGGCTTGACAACAAGGTTGATGAAGAAATCAGCAGTTAAACAAAAAGAGCAGTTGCAAATGATTTGACGGTCATGCAACTGCCCTAAAACCGAGATAACTCTCTGTGAAATATTTTATCATAGAGAGTATCTCTTTTCAAGAAAAAATTGAAAGGGAGGAAAAATCTATGAGAGAAATGTATATTGAAGCAATTACCAAAAATCTGAATGTACTTAGCGAACACTTTTTAAGATGTGTCTGGATTTTTACAAGTAACCTTGCATCTGACAAGAAAGGCGGTGCGAGATGAAAGAACAGCTGATTACAGAAATCCAGAGCATACAGGACGAAAAATTTTTGCAGTTTATTTTGAACACAATTATTTCATTCAAGAATAAATGGGGGATTTGCTGATGAATGA